ATGTTCACGCTGGTTCTTTTTGTGTGCTACCTGGGTGGCGGTTGTGAAGATATCGTTGTTGATGTCTACAAAACTGAGCAGCAGTGCCTGATATCGATGGACGATCAGCGTATTCGTAACGGCGGATGTTTACCCGCGGATGACTACATCGACAGCTTCTGGCGTCCGGCCCAGGAATACAGCGATTTTTGATTATTGCAGTTGCACCAGCGTCAACTCGCCGCCAAACACCGCACCAGTATCAATATAGTGCAGATTCTCGTGATCCACCCGCTGACGCAGAGGCGTATGGCCAAACCAAAAGTGATCCGCGCCGCGAATGCCATTACCTTTATTCATCAGCCTTGTGCGATCCCATAGTACCCGCTGTAAATCGACCTCTTTTTGCCACTGATAATTATCATCAGGGTAATCTGCGTGAGCAATAACGTGTATGCCGTTCTGGCAACGCAGCTCCAGAATCCAGGGTAATTGCCGACACGTTTCAAGAGCGGCTGTCGCCGCTGGCTGCTCCGCCTGCGCAAACCACGAACCGCCATTCATAAACCACAGGAATTGCTCCCCGGTTGCCAGCGCGTCCAGCCCCATCTGTTCATGATTCCCTCTGACCGCGATAATCCAGCGTTTACGCAGTAGCTTCAGGCAACGCAGACTGTCTGGTCCGCGGTCGATAACATCCCCCACTGAAACCAGCAGGTCCTGCCACGGATCAAAACGACACTGGCGCAATTTCGCCATCAATAATGAGAAGCAACCGTGGATATCCCCGACCACCCAAACATGTCGCCAGCGCGTCGCTTCCACTCTTTGATAAGCATTGTCAGGCAGTCCCATTTGACCTCCTGTACACAGTTCTCATGCAACTTTAATTTTAGCAAATACATCAGAAAGGCGGGGACGTTTCTATTTATATCCGAGACATAATTATTTATGGATATGTAATCGGGCATCCATTTTAATCCCATTCGCTGTAAGAACGACAAGTGGTGTTGGCTTTAAATCGTAACAGTCAAGTATTCGTGAAAGTAAGTCATGAGGAACCTCCGATGAAGCCATAGCTTTCATGACAAACGATTTATCATTAATGGTCCGTAGAAGCAGGCTATTAAAAACTTCTTGTTTATATGCATTGAATTCATAATAACGCTTGGCTTTACAAAAAGCCTTAACTAACGATTCCCAAATTTGTATTTCTTTTTCCGGATCATGGTCTTTCATAAATCCATCATACCAACCCACAAGATCGTTAGGGAACACCTCAGCTAATACAAGCATCAATATTTCGATTCTATCTTTTTGCTCGCTATTTAATTTAGAATTATATTTTTCTTGCATAAGTATATCTTTCATAGATATCAAAAAGTTAGACTCATGATACTTTTCAATTTCAATAGCGATCTCTTTCTTTTCCACCAATATTATAGGATTAATACAATTGAAATTAAGTCGTTCATTTATCTTATTACATTCATCTAGAACTACCTTACTGCAAATTTCTATTGGTAGTTCAAAAAACTCTCTTCTATGGTTTACTCTATAAGGTTTTAAGCGAAGATGAATATTCTTTTCTGCTTCCCGATAATTTCCTACTTTACATGCCATAACCACATCGAATGGTAGTGGAACACCGGTCACCCCATTAAACAATTGCTTAGCCCGATGCTCAGGCATGTTCTTTGTAAACCCTATCTTAAAAAGATTATCCTGATAGGCATCATTCTTTAAAATATAAACATAACCATCTGAGTCATTCATATATCCATTCCATCTTTAATAATTTTATCGCTATAACCCATTCATAATAAATCATAATCCTTAGATTATTACCAATTAACTTTATCCGATATCCCCATGGCTATGAAAAAATTAATATACTGTCATTTTCAATAGTACAACATTTAAATAATATCCATCTGCCACGTTACGAGAACATTTGCATAAAGGGATGCAGATAGCACCGAGTCCAAGACCAAAGTGAAAAATGACAGAAAAGTACTTGGATATGGGGGCAAAAATGTTTAGATTGTTGTAGCAGGCATAAAATGCCGCACAAAGAATTTCGTGTGTTTTGGCACCGTGCATTCTAACCTTTTGGTTTATAAAGTACACAAAAAGAGACCGAATACGATTCCTGTTTACAACTCAAAGCGCAATAACCTTTAAACTTCAATAAGTTAATACCAAAAACCCACTAAAAAACACCTCCTAATACTTACTATTGCAATCATTCAAGATCAATCAGTTGCCATTGGTTTCGTGGCGCCGTCGGGAAATCTTCGGGATCAAAACTCCAGGACAGAAATTTCTACGGCACGCCGTGACGCGTGCCGTCGGGAATGTGAAAAATCAGGGATCCGAACTAATACAGCCAATGTGATTACATCACCGGGCAATCATCGAACTCCGCGTTCCTGGCATCATTAATGATGTACGTGATAACTCCAAATATTGCGTGTGAGGATCTGTAGCCATCACCATCATCCGGCAACGCTTCCCTTCTCCCGTTCTCCAGATTTATCAGATGGGGTTGGGGATGAGTCCGATATCGCTTTATCCTGAATTCCCCGTCTATTGCACATATCAGCAGCGAGCCATCACAGGCTGAAAGCGACCCATCCACAACCAGAAGAGCTCCCTGGATTATCCCTTCCCTGAAATGTGAACGCGATGCTCGCATGAAATAAGTCGCTGCGGGCTGGCTGATTAGTTGCTGATCGAGGGAAATCCTTGTTTCAACGTAATCACTGGCAGGTGAAGGGAAGCCCATGGCTAAAGCCCTCCGTTTGGATTGAACAGCTGAAAAGTACGGTTCTCGCCTTCCTGCGTTGATACATCGCGGAACGTTGTCACATACCACTCGATCCATTCGTTGGCCTGCTTCATCGTCCAGTTCCAGTTAACCTTACTCAGTTCCTGGACAAACCGCTGCGTGGTGACGGTCTTCCGGCCATTCGGTTCCTGCTGTATCGAAGCATACCAGGCCATTTCAATATCGCTGCGTCGTGGCATCTTTACGCCCTCTCTTGAATACCGGATAAAAACACAGTATAAATACTGTATATACATCCAGTAAAGGAGCAATAAGCAATGTTCGTGGAACTCGTTTATGACAAAAGGAATTTTGATGGTCTGCCCGGTTCAAAAGATATCATTCAGGGCGAATTGAGTAAGAGGCTTCACCGGATTTTTCCGGATGCTAACGTCCGGGTAAAACCAATGATGACACTGCCGGCGATCAACACTGACGCCAGCAAGCATGAGAAGGAACAGATAAGCCGTACTGTTCAGGAAATGTTTGAAGAGGCTGATATGTGGTTGGTTTCAGATTGAACGCCTTGAACCGTCATATTGCTTAAGTACAATCCGCCGTGACTGGCAATCATTCAATACTCGCACTATCGAATGCTCGCCAGTCGCGCCGCAATCATGCTCTTGCATACGGTGTGGTTGCGGCAACTATTATTTTTACGACTGAGCATCCTGCTGATTTTCCTGGCGCTCGCGTTCAGCTTTTTCCATCGACTCCCGTTCCTCCCTCTGTTTCTGGTGCCAGATACTGTTTTCCGGCATTTCCACGCGTACGGAAACGAACTGGTCAGATGGAATATCTATCGGGTCACCACTGGCGTATCCATCCCGTTCGTTACGTGCAAAAATGGGAGCGTCAGGATGGGTACGCTGATAGGTTTTCACCAGGACTGAACCATCTGCATTTACCTCATAATCCAGCCAGATAAGCGGTTGCCCATTGCGATCCTTAGGTATTTCAAATCCGCCATCAACCCCTCCCCAGGATGCATCCGAGTTCATTCCCATACATCCTTCGATCAGATATTCCCCTACGCTAAGTCGGCTGACAATTACCCCTTCTGATTCATCATTGGCTTTATACGTACCATCATTGAAAATCTTTACAACTGGAGAGGCACGCTTAATAAATCCATTTGAATCAATTGTCGTATTTGCTGTGCACCAGTGAGGTATCCATGGCGTTACAGAGTTTGGAGTTTGGGGTCCACCGTTTCCTGTAATATATCTCGCCTGGAGAACCTGGTTCGATGAAACATAGATTTGCATAAATCTGTTGTTTCCATACCCCACCTGTATGCCACCACCATTCCCGGGTACAAAATTCCCTGACCCTGAGTTAGCATAAAAACCATTACCCACCTCAGGGCCTGTTGATGCATGAATCCCCAGGCCAAATGCGCCGACCTGCATCACATCATCAACAGACGTGCCAGTATTTTTTTTTGCAGCACTTCCTAAATCTGATGAGTTTGCCTTTTTACCCAACTCAGTCGTAATCGCACTCCATGCAGGCCCGGTGTATGACGTTCCATCTGGCAGTTTGACTGTGACATTACCTGTACCACTGAAAATGCTTTGCCAGTTTTGCTTGTCATAGTTCAGCCCGCGCAGTGCTTCAGCGCTCTGAGCCACCAGTGCGGCAGTAACCATATTAAGCGCCAAACGTGGAACAGCAGACCAGGCCAAACCTGATTGAGTTGGTCCGGTGAAATTACTCACCAGTATCAGTGATGTGTTGCTGTTAACGGTTTTAACCGGGAGGGTGTAAGGAATACCACCGACCGTAACGACAATAAAGTCACCGGCCGCCAGTTCTGTAGTGAATGCGGTTCCGCTGCCGGCTACAGCAGCAGAGTTATTCGTCAGGGTTAAGGTTCCTGCTGACATGGATATCTCCTGAATTCAGATAATAAAAAACCCACCGGAGCGGGTTATTTTTTAGTAACTCATTAATGGCAATTCGAACTGGTGAAGTTATTTTTATTCACCCATCGCCAGTTAAACGGATAACCGGCCTGATATTGTGTCTGGTTTACAACTTTACGGATCCCGTAAATGAGCACATCTGTTTCCTGATTGCCGATCATCGCCGTTGCTGTACATAAGGGTAATTTCTTTTCGGGAGTGCCGGAACATGCAGTTAATGATAAAAATGCAAGAACGATTAATATAATTTTCATATTGTTACTCGCTGTAGTTATTCATATTCAAAATATCAATAGCGGGCAACAATAGATAATAGATTTAACAGATCATTTTAAATACATTGATCGTTTAAAGCGATCGTACAGGCATTCAATATTTTGACACTTCAACGGCAATAACTGTGTTACCTGCATTTACAGGGGCCATTGGCTGTGCGCTACCAGATGGAATTGCCTGAATGGCAGCGGTATAAATTCGGGTGCTGGCCCCGTTATATACAGCTGTAAAAGTAACCGGCACAGGCCAGAGCTGACCGCCCGGTCCACCGCCAGATATTCGCCATACCTGCTGACCTGCAACATTCGGGATAATTGCCCATTTACCCGCTCTGGTCTCGTCAATATAAATGCCTCCATTTGCCCCGACTGTTCCGACAGTTACCACGTCCGTGAGGATTTTCGATTCATGAGTAATAATCAGATTACCCGTCTGGTCATCCCAGACAGCCAGCCCATACGGAGGATTAGGCATGGGCTGAGGGAATATAGTGAATAAATAGACTGTCATGGTAAATGCGGTATTCAGTATCTCATAGGCTCGTACAGCCAGTTGTCCGTTTGATTCATTCCAGACAGCACATGCAGCCTGACGGGATGTCAGAACAAACGGGATAACAGGTTGTGATGCATCAGGTATATTAACCAGTTTCTCAATATAATGTAGAGCACCATTCGATACTGACGAAAACGTCTGCTTTGAATACAGACAAACAGGTACTGACTGGGGGGTGATAAATGTTTCGCCGCTTTTCAACGATAATAACGCACCATATCTGTTAGCCATTATGCATTTTCCAGAAAAACAAAAACATAGCTCTCATTTGCCTGAGGCTGGTTCAGAGAGTTATCAGTGCCTGCGCCAATTACAATACTATTGCCTGAAACGGTTATTGTTCGGCGCCCCTCTACATACGCTATAGTTTTTGCCAGACCCAGCATATATCCGAGCCTCTTCCCTGCCGGCACGTTGAACGAATATGCACCTGACGTCTGGCCGGCACTCAGCTTTATCGTTCCAATGATTGATATTGGTTTAATACCAAAGTTTGCTGATGATCCGTCCTCATGCCAGCAATCAAAACCAAAATCAGACATTAGGCGCTACTCCGGTAATATGCCCCAGCTGTACCAGCAGTCGCCCGCTGGGCCCAGTAAATGACAGGTTGTTATCAGCCTTAGACAGACACCAACCGCCCTGATTTGCAATTTTATAGCCCGTAGACCAGAATGCGCCTGAGATTTTGCCGTTAGTAATCGCAGCATCCGCAATTTTCGCACTGGTAATACTCCCGTTCTGAATAAAGGCATCACTGATAAATACCTGACCATTGATAGCGGCAAACGGTGAATACTGCGTATCACCGCTGCCACTCATCAGGACGAACTGGTTGGCGTTAAACCCGACACGAGTGACCACCGGCTTACCCGCTTCGGCCAGTACCGCAATCGACATCCCGGCATTGTAAAAAATACCGTTGATGCGCACTCCGGCTTTCAGGGTATGAATGGCTGTCGCCCCCGAAGCATCGACAGTAGCGGTCAGTTTGTCCTCGAGAGAGGCTGTCACATCTTCAATCTGTGCCTGTACCTGCGTAGACAGCTCAGCCATCGCCTTATCCACACTGGCGACCGTCGTTTTAATTACCAGAATATCCGCGCGCACCTCGCCGTACTGCGCCCACTGGTGTTCCACTGTTCCATGATTGGCCAGCGCATTCTGCAATGCAGCTTCCAGGTTTGTATCAATGTCGCTTGTCAGGCGGTCACCATCGGCAGACGTAAGGAAGTCATCAGCAATATCGCCCAGGTAATCGTCTGCATTTGCATTAGATTGACCACGAACCCAGTCGGTCCAGTCACTCTGATTACCAATACGGTCGACCAGACGAGCCCGGTACCAAAATTCAACACCAGCCTTTAAGCCCAGTTGTGTGTAGGTGTGTTGCGGATAAGGAATTCCGGCAAGCAGCAGAGGGTTATCCCCATTGCCGTTTACTGAATACTGCAACTCAGTCTGGAGGGTGTCACCTGTATCAACCGGGAAGGACCAGTCAACCTGAATACCCCAGTTGATTGCTGTGGTGCGCAGACCAACCGGTTTGGGAACTTCCCCTGTACGCCCAGTGAGATGAGTCAGAACAGAAGATGCCCACAAACTGGAAGCGCCACCAGAATTAATAGCGCGGACTCGCACAAGGTAATCACCGGAAAAAATTCCGGAGACCTCTATATTGCGTAGGCCTGTTTCGGGAATATTGATCCACTCATTATCACCACGTTTCCACTGTGCCTGATACGCGACGATATCAGCCTGAGGTTTCCCGTTTTTATCTACTGGCGCATCCCAACTCGCAACCATAGTGGCGATACGTTGCCCCTGGCGGACCGAATCGTAGCTGCTAATTGCGATGTTCGACGGTTGCCCTACCAGGCCTGTCGGTATCAGACTGATCGGTGGCGTATCCAGTCGGGCATTGTTATCAACGGCATCATATTTCGCCCCGTTGTACTCTGCAGCGGTGATACTGTAGGTATTCTCCTCATCGTTAAATGTCAGATTGGTTACACGGAAATACTGGAGGCGCAACTGACCTGCATCGATAACAAAAATGGCATTAGGTAGTGGCTCAGCGATAAAGGCAGTTGCCAGTATCAGTTGCTGGCCGTTAACCGCCTGAATGGTTCTGCTCTCAACGGTACCGCCCTGGGTACGAATCATCAGCGTATCGCCGGCCAATGCGCTTGTTCCCCGATCGGTAGTTACAGATTTCAGCCCGGCATCGTAGTCAGTAATTCGCCCACCATAGACACGGCCAGACAGCCGCTCATCGGCAAAGGCGAACACTGTCCCAGGTACATAGGCGAAGCCATCGAGTCCAGTCTGAACAGTGATAATGCGATCCAGCGAGTTGGAGTAGACGGCCCACCCTCCGCGGCGCTGCGCCTCGCTTTCACGTGTACAGCCAATAGCCGTCAATTGCGTCTGCTTAAACTTGAACTGCTTAACCAGCTCGGGAAACATCACTGCCGTTGTGCGATCCTGATAGTGGTTATCTGGGTCACTAAAGTTAATCAGCGCAGAGCTATAGCGGTTCTTTTCACTGCCGCTGGAGTACGTTGGCTTACCGACAACAGAGGCTCGAGTGAGTATCTGAAGTTTTGACGTATCCGCTGGCATATCAGAGACAACATTGAACATGTTGTTGCCCCAGAACGTCATGCCGTTAAAACCTGCCGCAATATCCTTGATCACCTGCCAGGCATCAGCCTGAGCCTGGATATAAACGTCAAACATAAAGCGAGGCTCGGTACCGCTGCCACCCTTACCATCCGGCACCTTCTGATCGCAGCGCTGCGCAATACGGTACAACTCCCATTTATCGAGCATCGCTGGCGTAACCCTGCGACCCAGTCCGAAGCGCGGCTCAGTAAGAATATCGAACCAAATCCATGCAGGATTATTCGTCCATCCCCATTTGAATGTACCATCCCATGTACCGCCATAAGTGCGTGTAATCGGATCGTAGTTCTGAGGGATGCGGATTACCCGACCTTTAGGTTTACAAGAAATCTTCGGAATATTGCTGAATGACTTAGCATTGAATGACACATACAGTAGTGCGGTATGTGGATAACGGAGACGCGCATCAATCACCTCGGTGATCGCCTGTACCTGCGTTTTGTTCTGGAGCATTTGGCTGGTACTGTCGTCGGTATCGCGTACGACCCGAATCTGCCAGCCTGTGTTCGCTTTCGGGAGGTTAATACGGTGCGTCAACTCATAGAGAGAGCTGAGTTTCTCCGTAACCGTTTTGGTCATTACTGTAGAGTAAGCTCCACCATCAACGGCGAGATCAATATGGTACGTTACAGTAGTGCCGACAATATCCCCATCGTTTTCCTGCTGCTGAAGGCCAGGAATGCCAACTCGTACTAATACGGCGTCGATCTGGGTATTGCTGATAGCTCTAGTCCATGGGGTGACTTTCGTCAGCGATACGCCAACCGTAGTTTCGTTCTCGACTGCGGGAAAACCCGGAATCGGTGTCTGGGTCTGTGTGCCCGGTCGAAATTCCCAGGAAACGTTCTCAAAATTCATCGTTCCATCGGCGTTACCGAGCGGTGTACCGTCCAGGAAAATCCGGGTCGCATCCAGACCACCAGCAAACTCACCTTCCCCTAGCGCCAGCAGCATGCGACAGCGCGCCATTGATTGCGCCGAATCAGGCTGTTCTACAGGTGTGTGCTGCTTCTGGCTGCCGCCCTTTGCACCAGTAATCGTTGCCATATTGCATCCATAAAAAAAGCACCCTACTGGGTGCTAATTGAAAAGTGAGAAGCCGTCAGATGTCCTCAGCGACGATCCCCGCGCTGATAATTGCGCCGCCGATTTCACGCTCGCCATACAGCAGAGCCACTGGGTTACCCATTGCCAGGGTGTTTACTGAGCCACCAAAGGCATAGCTAGGTTTGTTATCTGGATCGTCGCGTCCCTGCAGGCCTTTTGGCTGAGGAGAGAGCATCTGGTAGATGCCTCCGGCCATCATTGATGCACCGGACATTACAAGCCCGGCACCGAATGTCAGGCCAACACCTGTCCAACTGGTCATTGCGCCAATAACAACCCCAGCAACAACCATCACAGCCCCAAGAATCGTCTGGAACATGCCCGCCTTCTTCGCTCCTTCCATCACTGGCGCAATGCGAATATCGCTTTCACCAGACAACTCCTTAAAATCCTCCACCCCGATATTGCGCTTACCGCGAAACACCGCGAACGTCATGCCATTCTTTTTGGCGTTCAGGAGATAACTTTCCAGTCCGTCCAGGTTGATGCAGAGCGCCTTTACCGCTTCCGCTGACGTCTGCACCGCCAGCCGATGAACGCGGCCAAATCGGGCACCCAGCGCGCCGTACAATCGAATCGTGGTTAAGCGCGCCATGGCTTAATCTCCTGCTGTAGCTCTTTGTGACGGACGCAGATCATCGTCCTGTCTTTGAAATAGCCTCTGGCATACGGAGTAATGCAGGATGGCTGCCCGTACAGATGGTGAAGCAGTTCGCCTTCCTCGGTAATGATCCCCGCATGGTTCCACTTACTGGATTCAACCTGCATGATGACCATACAGCCTGGCGATGGGTCGCATTCGACAAACCCCTCCCGCTCCCAGTTATCGAAATACAGGTTGTCTGGGTAGTGGCTTTCCCACCACGGGTAATCGACCCGGAAATCATTCAGCGTTACACCCTGGGTGGTATGCCAGTCCATGATCAACCCCCAGCAGTCGTGAGAGCCAAGGATGAACGGGCGGCCGATTAGCGGAATAGCATCCGGGGTTATCTCGGCGTATTCATCGCAATCAGGCGCATATATTCCCCATACCACACCTGACTGGTTGCATTGCTGGCGATCGAGGTCTGAGGGGATAGCCCTGGCTCCATCGCCAGGATGCGAGTGAATGACTCGAATAATGGTCCCTGCATCCTCGGCATTTGCCCAGTACTCACCATCAATACGGAAATGCTCAGATGGGTTTTCATGACTGTTCGGTACCGGAATGTATCGCTGACGCCGTCCTGTCTGGATGACGAAGCCGCAGCACTCGCGCGGAGACTCCTCCAGTGCATGCGCCCGGATTGCCGCCATTATCGTTTTATTCATTTGGATGTCCGGTTATCGGGTAAAAAGCACGGTTGCAGGGAATCCGCCAAAATCGAGGGTGGCAGTATTAGGTTCTGACAAGCCAGCACCGAATCGCTTTCGACAGTCACTAAGGCAGCCGCCGCACACATCAAGCGCTGGGTCGGAGACAGCATTACCTTTGGTGTCGAAGTACGCCGTGCCGTTGTAGGTGCAGCCATCTCCGCTACGGTATTGGCCGCGCAACGCCCACTCACAGAGTGATGTAATTTGCCGGGTTGGGATAACCAAACCCTGCAGGTCAGCGGGGCTACTGAGTGCCCACGTAACCACCTCATCATCCTCTGATGTTTTTGTGTCCAGCCAAAAAGTCTGAAGAGTGAACATCGTCGGATCAGCTGTTACATTCACGCCTCCTGGGAAGTTTGCCGCATCAAGATATACCGCATAGGTATCGATGATGCTCACCTTCGCATTGACCATATCTTTGAACTGTAGGCACAGCGCGGTGATGTGTCCGTCGAGGTTAGACACGCTCAGCTTCGGTTCTGCGGCCTGGTCGGTTGACAGTGCAAGGTCGGATATTTGGAACGGCCAGAAGTCGAAGGTTTTACCATCCCAGATGATGGGTTTTGGTCCTAGCTTTGCCTCATCGCCGTTCGCAGCATCAATCTCGGCGGGAGAATGAGGAAATGGTGAATAATGGAAGCGGTGAATACCGCCACTGAACTCTGAAGCATCTACTTCGACCAGGCGGACCCTGCCGCCCGGTGCCAGCATTGCCGCCTGATCGACAAATGCCATTATGCATACACCCCGTAAGCCCGTTTAATGGTAAAAGTCAGCTCAGCGAACTTACTACTGATCTGGTTTTTTCGCACCGAATCGGCCACTACGCGATAAAGCCCTACCTCCTCGCCAGGCGGCGTGATAATGAAAGCCTTCACGGTATGAGCCAGAAGGAAGTCGCGAACAGTATTCACTTCAGAGTCGGCACCCACATGCTTCATCGGTACCTGAATAGCAGTCGAGTTAATGCCGTTCTCGGCCACCTGCTCATAACCATCGCCAAACTGAGCAGACCGCACCGTCTGGCTGTATTCCACGGCACCAGCACCGAGCTGTGAGTGCCAGATATAGGTTTCAACTGCCATATTTACTCCATAAAAAAACCACCCGGAGGTGGCTACTGTTTGAATATCAGGATGTTGTTAACTGATAACCCTGGTTAATGTGTAGACTCAGCCCGTCAGCGGTGGGACGCTGACGCACTCTGGGAAGGAGGGATGGCTGATTACCTCTGGTTAAGGGAATTTAAAATGGGAAAGTTTTCCATCACATCAATTCGGGATATTGACTGGCAGTCAGACCCATCAAGAACAGGAAACTGCAATGTAACTATTGGCCTCAATACGCCCGCGGGATTCACACAAGTCACATTCGATCCAGGCGATATGGACATCAGAAAATCAACTATCGAAGAGCTTGAAAAGGTGGCTATTGAGAAATTCCACGAGCGGCTAAAGTAGCCGTATCGATATAAGCACTAAATTCGTTAATTCGATTTCTGATAACACTCTCAAAGCAGGAAAGCGCCTCGTTCGTGTCACTGACCTGCTTTTTAAGAGCTGAGACATCTTTCTCCAGCGCTTCAATGCGTTCTTCTAAAGTCATAACGTTCTCCTGCCTCTCGGCTATAGATGTAAAAAAGCCCCGCGTTAGCGAGGCTTGGTGTTGTTTAATCAATTAAAGCGAGAGAAGGTATTTAACCTGACTATCCCCCATTACCCTGATTTTTTGCTTACCTTTGCCGAGCATAGATCGCATCGCCTCCACTTCAATGCGAGGCCCAACCATATCGAAACCCATCTGCTCCAGAATACGAATCAAGTATAGCGACGGTGATGGCGAATTATCACCGCTTATCATCAGAGGCGTTAGTGTTACGTCATTCCATGGCTGATTATTCCGACGCTCAGGATTATCATGCTGCATCTGCATGTTGTTGCGATACCACCACTCCATTGTGATATCAGGTAGCTCTAGCTTTGGATCTGGCAGCTCCTCCTGCTTGCCAAGAAACTCACCTTCGAGAGCCAGGCGATGAACATACTCAATGACTACCGGCAACTGTTCTGCTGGTAACTCATCAATATGAGCGACATTAAAGCGCTGATGAACGTAGCTATACGCTTCCGGGTACATAATGCCGAGCTTTCCCACCAGCATATTGATTGCATCTCGCAACGGTGTGCGCTCGTCGGTGCTGGTTTTGCGCGGATTCGTCACCTGCCCCTTTGTCCAGTATTCATACAGAACATCGTCGCACTCTTCCTGGTAACGAATAACGCGCTCGCGAATCTCCCGGCGAACTTTGTTAGGGCTGATGGTGTTTAGCCAAGCGGCGAGTTTGCGGAGCGCGAGGCAAATCATCTTTTGCATGCCGCCAGCGGTGGGTATGGTGATTTCCACCATACCTTTTGCAAACCGCTGAGTCAGCTTGACGTGCTGACTTTTCCAATCCATCCCCATGCCCTCAACAATCGGCTTCATCGGCGTGTACGGCTCGCCATTATGGTTCACGACATACAAATCATTGCCGTGGAATGGTACGTTAATGGTGCAAGCTGACTGTTTTATTGCTAAATTACTCATGTTCGATTCCTTCTGCGGACGGACAAATTAGAAGCCCTAGCTATCGCAAGTAGTTGGGGCTTCGTCGTTTCTGGCTAAAAGCTCTTTAATCGCCTTCAACACCAAGTAGTTTATCGACCGATCTTCTTTTTCTGCCAATGCGTACATCCTTTCTCTGAACTCCTCAGGAATGCGCGCGACAAACTTCCATTCACCTTTATTCATATCACCCCTCATGGTGGCACCGTGGAATCATTGATAATTTAGTACCACGGTGCCATCATGTCAATACTAAATTAAAAGTGGAGATGAACATGGCACGTGACGAACCCAAGGTGAATATTCGTTTGCCGCAGGAACTGAAAGATAAACTTCACGCCCTTGCATTGAAAAACAAACGTTCAGTAAATGCAGAAGTAGTGTCAGCAATTGAAAAAGCCGTTGAATTACTGACCGATGATGAGGAGTTCGAGATCCTTAAGCAGGAGCGGGACTCAGTGAATAATGACTTTTGGAAAAACGCGAAAATCACTGACGGCGTTCATCTGGATGAGCGCCTAAAAAGGCTGGATGAAATCGCTGAGCGCCTTGAAAAATTAACCCAAAAGCCCACCTGAGTGGGCTGTGATTAAAGATCCGAGTGGGGCTGGGATGGAAGCATAACTAGGGTTAGCTGCCGCTTATCTCTTCAAGCCGATAGTCGGTTTTACCGCCTTTATCCTCGACGCACACAGCCCTGAATTTTTGCTCAAGACCGAATTTGTTTTTGGCGCTAAATTCCTGCGTGGCATAAAACTTACCATCGTCACCTTGCCATCTTTTTGCGTCAAAGGCAGACATATCCAAGGTGCTTTTGTTAATTACTGACATCTTGACGTAGATTTCACATGCGCTCCGGAGTTCATCCAGTTTCTTGTCAGATAATTCTTTGGCCTCCTTTTGTTTCTTTTCCGCCTCGGTCGGCTTATTTACTACAGCAGCAATGCCGACAACAACAATAAGTAGAATAAACATCCCAATAGTTTTGAGAATCTTCTTCAGTATCCTTCTAAGCACTATCATCCCCTTGATTATCGCGGTTTTGAACATGATAACCAGGGGGGGGTAGAGATGTAACCAAAATTGTAAGGCGCTACTTCTTAGCAAACCGTTGCCCAATAGCTCCATCATCTTTGATAGCCATTCTGATTCCATCGGAAACATAAAACTTAATGCGATCGGCCAGCGCCCTAGCAGCCGTGTCACCATCTCCGCTTGTATTTGTGGTGGCATTGCCTTTGTTATCGACATAAATATCAACGTTAATTTGATGCCCTGAACCACCACCGCCCTGAGCCCTTACGCCAAGTCGTCCAGCAGAGTCTCGAGTTAGCGGCATAATTGCTTCAGCGCCGGCCTCGGCAAACACACCGCCCTTGGCAAACTTCGACGCGCCCTGGAAAGCGAAATACTGAGGAGAGTCGTAGACACCATTCACATATTTACTGAGTCCGGGCGACTCATAGACGCCGCCTTTGGCGTTAAGATGTGGTGAAGGAACAGCAAATGACTGGCCTCCCCCAGTTGATGGCGCTGAGCTACTACCAATCCATCCCATAGCCGCCTGCACCGCATAGGCGACCATTAGCTGGTTTACGACCTGCGCGATCATCTTCAGCATCGACATCCCGAACGACTTAATCGACGCATTGCCGGTCATTACGAGGTCGGTCAGCATATCGGATATGCCGGTGAGCGCAGAACCTGCCACGTTCTTAACCGCTCCATATGTGTCGGTAGCAGCGTCCAGATATTCGTTCCACCCACTAACCGCCCCTGCTTTCCAGTCACCACGCAGCTTATCCTCTTCGGCGTAGTATTTATGAAGGGCTGCCAGCTCTTTCTCATAGCCTGTATCTTCGATCTTACCGCCGCCGTTTAGCCACCCCTGGCGGAGTTGGGCTTCTTCCATCATGCGCTGCGTTTGGCGACCACTGAGACCTGCACTGTCACGCAAAGCATCGGTCTTTTCCGACATCTGCGTTACATACTTATTTGCCTGCTGCGTCAGGCCGTTAATCTTCTGCTGGGCCTCAACTTCCTTGTTCTTTTGATCTACCACCCTGGCAACATTCAGAATGGCCTCGCGGCTCGACAGGAGTGACTTCTCCTGCGCAGTCAGCGCGCGGGTTTTAGCGGCATCATCCAGTTCAGCAAAGCGGGATTGCTGTTTACTGTACTCAGTGTTTTTGGCGTGAGTTTCACCAGTCAGCCGTAGGGTTTCGAGGGTTTCCGTTAATGTTCTGGCCTGTGCACGGTAGTTCTCAAGTGTGCGGTCGCCGGCCTCAAGAGTGGCTTTAGCCTCCTTTGTCTTTTTGGCAGAATCTTCAGCTAACTTGGATACCGCGTTCTTCGACTCACGACTGGTGCTGCCGTCGCCAGATACTCCAGCCCCTCTTGCCTCAGCCTCGTAGTTGGCCTGAGCATTCGGTGCAGTGACCCGCTTCCAAAGCTCATCGTAGCGTTTTTTGTTCGCGGCGATCTCTTTGTCAGCCTCTACACCAGCTTTTTTCATTGCCTCGACATCCATACCGAGGAAATTAGCTAATGCCCCGCCGCCGGGTATCTTTTCTGCCCATCCAGCAACAGTTCCTGTGAACTTGGCATCAAGAGATGTGATGTTGAGAAACAGGTCTTTTATCGATGCTTCTACCAGGTTGAAGATATCGATAACCTGGTTTCCCCAGGCCCTTACAGTAATACCAATATCCCGGAAGTTATCAGAGGCACTTTTCTTCAGCGTATCCCAGACCCGTCCAATATTATCAGTTGCCTTGTTCGTTTCTTCGGCGCGCTTGGTCATGACGTCAGCGTAAAGTTGAATTGCCTCCGCAACAGCAGCCTCTTCCCCCTTCTGCTTACGCAACTGAATGATGTGTTTCATCATGGCCTCATCAACGAAACCATAGTGCTCATTCAGGCTCGCCAAGCCTTTTACCGGGTCGCTGACAATCTTGCCGAAGTCGGACATTGCAGCTTTGGTGTCGCTACCCGCCTTGCCCATCAGCGTGATGGAGGTGGCGATCTGCTTCATCTGGCTGGCGGTATATTTGCCAGTATCATTCAGCGTAACCAACGTATCGACGGTAGAGCTGATAGATGTGTTCGTCTTACCGGCCACCTCTTCGGCAGCCTGATTGAGCTGCTGCATTGAGGAGAAACCAGCGCCACCCATCATGATGACGGAACGGGCAATCTGGTCGAACTGCTTTGATGAACTGTACGCAGCGGCAGCCAGCAGGCCGACTGTGCCAACCAGCGCCCCAAGCGCGATGGTGGTCGGGCTGATCAGACCAACCATGCTGCTGATGTAATCGCCGACGCCCGTCAGCGCCCCCTGGACACCGCCGAACTGGTCTTTAATCTGCCCGCCCTGCTGGAGCAGGATCAGGAAAGGAGACTGACCACCAGCCAGCTGCGTAGCAATGTCGGTGAACTGCGCTGGCAGCGTGCGCATTGCCGCGCTGTATTGGCCGACAGAAATACCGGCGCGGCGTGCGGCCAACTCCTGCCGCGATAATGCCTCGGGCAGCACGTCAGCGACACCAGAAAGGCGCTCACGCGTCTGGTTGAGAATGCCGTTGAAGTGCTCGAATTGCGCGCTGTTGATGCGCCCGGCTTCGAAGTGAGCGGACAATTGCGCGTATTGTTCATCAAGCGCACTGAACGCACGGATCGTCGGGTCGATTGAGCCCAGCAAGCCTTTTAGCGCAGCTGATTGCCTCTCAGCTGCCTGCGTGGCCGCCAGTTCGGCCTGCGCCTTCGCCGCCGCTTCGCCAGTGTCGGTCAGCCGCTGCTCAGTCTGCAGGAGAATGCCACTCAGGTGAGCAAACTGCTCTCCCGATAGCCGCCCGGCAGAGAAATGCTCCTCCAGCTCAACAAACTGGCTATCGAGCGACTTAAGCCTGCCAAGAACAGGATCGATACTGGCAACCAGCTTATCCAGCGAGGCAGCCTGCCTCTCGATTTCGCGCGCAGCATCAAGCTCCTGTTTTGCTTTGGCCGCCGCCTCCCCCGTATCCGTCAACTTAAGGCGGGTATCGTCCAGGATTTTGTTGTAATGCTGAAAATCATCAGTATCCAGGAAACCTTTGGTCTGGAAGTTACGCAGCGCTGCCTGTTGTTCATCCAGCCGGTTCAGCGCCTTGTTAACTGGATCGATATTCTCCAGCAGCCCCTTCAGCGCGGTCTGCTGTTCCTTAATACCTTCAGTGCCCTGTTTCGCAGACTCAGCACCAGCACGGAATACACTATTAAGGTCATCAGCTTTGTCGACAGCACCAGCTGCCGCCTGGCCGAGTTTATCCAGTTCGTTGCTGGCTGTTTTCAGGTCAGAAACATCGGCCCGCAAAGTAATCGAGGCGATCTGGTCAGTCATTACTTCGTCTCCTTATGCATTACTTTGAGAGCCTCGCTTTCCATAATTTGAAGGTCAGCCATGCAGGCCGCCGCATCCTCAACCCCATGTAACTCGAACATCCAGGGGAGAACGTTGTAATCAAGGCCGGTCGCCCCGCTCGCGCCGACTCGCCACTGGGTCGCCAGGGAAGAGAAGATGGTGAAGGACCTCCACACCGAGGGCAGGATCCCCACCTCTTCCTCCACGTCCTCAGGCGTCAAACCAAAAGCGGCTAACTCCTCGCGAGTCGGGCCCGGTGTATACATCGCTGCGGCGACCTGCCTCAGTTTTTTTCGCGGATACCCATCAGCTCTTTGGTGTAGGCCAAGCCGATGCTGTCAAATGCGCGCGGGTAGTTCTTCAGGAGAACAACCACGTTATCGCGGGTGAATTCATCCGGCAGCGCCCAACCTTCGACGATATCCATCAGGTAATCCGCCTGCGGCTCGATAGGGGCTTTTTTACCATCGGCCTTTTTGTGCAACTGCTCGTCCATGGCGCGCAGCTCTTCCAGCGTCTTATGGCGGAAGGTGAAAGTCAGTTTGCCGTCTTCTTTACCGGCTTGCGGAATGCTGGCAGTAGCTGAAAACGTTGGATTCGGGATCAGAGAAAATTGAGTCATTGGTTTATCTCAGAATTGCCCGGCTAACCGGGCCTGAATGGTTAGCTGACAGTGACAGTGCACGCAGCTGAGGTGAGTGTCTTGCCTGCAGCATCGGTAACTTCGCAGGTGTACGAACCGGCATCACCGGAAGCAACCGACGGAATATTGAATGTTGATGCAGTTTTCCCTGGAATAGCCGTGCCGCCTTTCTTCCACACGTAGGTGTACGGTGCAGAACCGCCCTGCATGACCACAGCCAGATCCAGTGCTGAGCCAACGGTCGCAGGCTTCGTGCCCGGCAGATCAGTCAGGAACGCCAGCGGCACAGCAGAAGAGTCAGCGATTGGGTAAATCTGCATATCCGATTCGAAGTTCATGCGCGCTTCGTTGCTTTCTACGGCGTTGATTTCAGTCTTTGGAACCTTCTGGAATGAGACCTTCGCAGAATAGTAACGGTCAGCCTTGCCGCGCTGGTTGTGGAACCAGATTGCCGTCGTATCGCTTGACTCATCCAGTTCAATGAGTCGTTTGTAGATGGCGAGCAACGGATCGTGAGCGAAGGTATAGACCTGAACGACCGCGTTTTTAAACGTCGGGATGGTTCGGGCTTTATCATCTTCCAGGAACTGCACGCTGATGGTCTGCTGGTCACCGCCTTCGGTAGAGAGTGTCATAACCTGCGGCATGGTGATCCACGAGTCAATTTTACGCAGCGTGCCAGCGCCGGTTCCTGCCGGGAATTTCTTGGTATCAGTGGTATCGAACGCTTCCAGCACGATTTTAGTGCCGGTGACTGACTTAACGCGCACCACCATGTTGTCGAGTTTCAGCCAGCCAGAGTTAACCTGGACAACGTCTCCCGCGAGGATGCCAGCAGCCGAGGCAACGGTCAGTTCGCATTCCGTCGCATTGGATGCAGCAGTGAAGATAATCGGCGCAAGATAGGCCTTAGCCACGTTTACACGCGACCCGTTAGGGATTGCGAATGCCATTGCATTCTCCTGAATTTAGGTAATAAAAAACCCGCCGGGTGGCGGGTCAGTAATCAGCGCGGTATTGCATGCTGACGGGGATGGTATAGGTGATCGAGCCGCTACTATCGTTTGGTGCTGACGTTGGGCGGTCCTGAATCGGTTGGCGAACCTGAGGTGGTCCGTTGATGTAGACGGTCAGCTCACCATCAACCAGCGCTAATCCCTCAGGAAATCCACCCGCAATCGCGTTGGTAAATGAGCGAGCTTTACTGACGCCGATCCCTGCAGGGGTGACTATATTCACCTGAAAAATGCCCTGATATGTGCGAAGCTGCCCAGCAAAGTCTTGCCCGATAGTTTGTGCTGGAAGTATATAAACTCTTCCGTACGGGACATCATCCGGCGGCTCAAATATGATGTTTGGCCACGCAACAGGCATGCCAATCGCAAAAGAGATCTCAGCAAGACGTGACTCAAGTAACGCTGCAATCCGCATTGATTGGTCACCGGCCATTGCGCACCTCGCTCATTGCCTCGCGGAACAGCTGCGCGGCATCGAGAGCTGTTATGCCCACCATGCCGCCGGGTGCCTGATTAGAATGCCCGTTCTCCAGCGCCTGGGCATAAGGCAGGTTATTGGTGAAGTAAATCGAGCTGACCTGCCCCACCCGGAACACCTCCAGCACAGCCATACCTCGAGAATTGGATCCCTGTCCGGAAGCGTCCGGCGTGTCGTTGGATTGGGTAGGTTGGCTGTCGAACCCGACATACCAGTTGTTTTTGAACCGCCCGCCGACGTAGCCATCTGGCTTTTTGATATCCATCGAATCGGTTACGGCTCGCCCACGTTTCAGGCGTCCAGCTTTTGTGAGATTGCTCGGGTCGCTTCTCAGCGAATCGTTGTGATCTCTTACTGCAGTGTTATACGCAGAAGCAGTCTGGTTTATTTCCCATATATCCGGATTACCAACCGGGGACATATCAACCAGCCGACCGAGTATTTTGATACCCGTCCGTCGCACTACCTGGTCTATCTCCTCCTTTGAGCCATCAACGAACAGCTGAATGGCAGCCAGAAACGGCTGATTTGCAGTGCTGGTCATAATCAGGTCCTCAACTGGATGTTGTACGAGATCAGCACATCCGCAGGTTTAACAGGGTTCGGTTGAACTACGCGCCATTTCTTACCGTCGATATCGATGTGATCGCCGATACGCACCTCTGTCTCGAACGTCGCTGCAAGCTTCTTATCGCCGGTAGCAATCAGGGAACCATCGATTTCGCGAGCGGAGTATTCGGTGATAACACCGGTGACTGTCCCGTTAACCGCCGGAGTGGATACTTCTTTCCCGAACTGATCACGGACGGTGGTGCCGCCCCGGGTCAACGGGTAAGTCCTCCCGTTCTCGGTCAGTAGCCTGGTTGCGGTCGCGCGCATGCGAAGATAGTTAATTGCCATCTCAGCCCCTTTCAATACGGATCTGATTGCCACCCACCACCAGCCCGCGCAGCGAGGAATAGAACCAGGGGAACGACGGCGCAGCCTTGTTGGTACCCGCCTCGTACTGAACAGTTACCGCACCCTCGACGCGCTCCATGGTCACCGCTCCGCCACCAGCTACCGACGGCGTAAGGTCAATCTCCTGCGATTCGATAGCCAGGCGGCACTGTGCATCAACCAGGCGCTGTGGAATAGCATCATCCGGCAGGTCAACACCATCGAAACGAACGCCGGAACGCGGCCAGGATAGAGGCTGTGATGCGCTGTAACGCTGACCGCGCCAGGCCTTCCCTTCCAGAAAGTCCATTGCCTGCATCAGCATCTGGCCGCACTCATCATCATCTGCAGGAATGCTATATCCGCGCCCGGCGGCAAATGCCCGCAGGTCTGACACGCTGGCGTAGCTGTTGAAGTCTGGAGAGTGGGGATCGGCAACCAGCATGGTTACTCCTCCAGACGCCAGTCCAGCGCCAGCCAGTTGTCTACTTCGTCAGGATGAACATCAGCATTCAGCGGGCCGCCTGGGAACTCTGGGGTATCACGCACCATGACCACCAGCTCAATACCAGGCTGCTCCTGCTGCTCCTGCTGCTCCTGCTGCTCCTGCTGCTCCTGCTGGGCAGGAGCATGTTCAGCGCCGTTCTGCACCGCAAGCTTTTCAGCCTCACGCTGCGCGCGCTGCTCTTTGGTCAATCCGGCCATTGGGCCTCCTTAAAAACAAAGGGGCCGGAGCCCCCTTGGTTAACCCATGATGATGGCGGAATGACGTGGCGCCACAGCAGCCACACCCCATGCCAGACCCACTTCATAACGCACCTGGCGGTACTGGCGGTACAACGCCACCTGGAAGGTGATGCCAGATACCGGGTCGGTCACATTCATGACGTCATCAGCAGTATCGCCACCTTCAGGCATCGCCGGAGTACGGCTGGCCAGCAGGAATGCCCCGCGGTCAAACGCCATGTTCGGTACGAATTCGCTCAACACGGTGACATCAGCCTGGTCTGCCAGATCCTGACGGAGACCCGGCGCGCTAATGGTGATAGTGGAAGAAGTAGCCGCAACGACCAGATACTGGTTGTCATCACCGGCGAACTTCACCGCAGTACCTGCAGCAATACCGCCAGTGCCGGCAGAGATAGCGATGATGATATCGCCCTCTTTCTTCGCGCCATTGACCTTATAGCCAGCAGCAGCGCTTTTCGCGGTACGCTTGATGCTGAAAGATTCGTGGAGGTTGAAGCCCATGATGCGACCGATAACACCTTCACGCAGCAGCTGGTCGGTTCCCGCTTCGTTCGCTTTGAAGAGGACAGCCTGTTTACCACGGATAGATGCCATCGCTTCGCCACCCAGCACCATACGCAAATCGGTAGTCGGCGCACCGTTATCGGTCAGGATTTGACGCGCCAACGCAGCATCTGTCAGATCGTCTTTGATGCTGAACGGGGTATTCTTCGGCGCGCCAACAGCGCGGGAGGAGTTGAGGTACAGCGCGGCGAGGTCTGCATCCACTTCGTTCGCCAGCGCGCGGAAAGCCTGTTTGAACTGGTCAGCCAGGATGGTGTTGTAGGTACCAGCCGGGCCCAGCGCCAATTGCTCTTCACCATTCCATTTGACCGGGGCCATCTTGGATTTGGTGATTTTGACATCCACACCACCGATGGTCTGGTCGCCAGAATTAGGTGCTGACGGACCAGGGACAATATCTTCAGTGGTGGCTGCAGGTGCGACTGGCGCACGTACGGTCTGGTCTTTTGCAGCAGCATCCGCTTTCGCGTCACGCGCCACCGCAGGAATAAAACCAGTTTGCTCGCGGGACACTACGTCCAGCGCGGTATAGATGGTCGGGATCAGACCAGTAAGGGTATTGCCTGCCATTTATGGCTCCTTTCGATTTAATCGACGATGCTGACGCCGTCTTTCAGCGCTGCTTGCTTGCCAGCGTTATCCAGGGAATCAAACGCACCGCGTTTCATGGTTTTTTGCCCGGCCTGGTGCTGCGACTGGTGAGAGCCGCCGCCGCTGTTACCGGACGCTTTGAGGATGTAATCTTTCTGCGGATGCGACTCGACCAGAGACTCCAGGGCCTCATCAAAGCTGGCTAACTCGCCGGGCTTGGTGCGAGAGAACACCTTATTGCCCTGGCCGTCGTAGGCGACAACCTTCCCTTCTTCGATTTTGAAGTTCTGACCGAAGTAGGAACGCACGAACTCCGTCGGGATCGCCATCTTCTCGGAGATGAACTTAGAGCCACCGAAACGGCCGCCGATCATCTCGTCGTAGAGTTGAGTTTCCAGCTGTTTGGTCTTACCGTTCGCCTCGTCCAGCTGCTGCTGGAAAACTTTGGTGATCTCCGCCTTTACCTGGTCAACGGCACCAGCATCAATCAGTTTTTTCTGGTCGATTTTGGTCATCATTTCCAGGGCCTCGAGCGCCTTGGCCGGGTCGGTGATGCCAGAGAATTTCGCGAGATTGGCTTCCGCCACTTCCTTCGCTTCACGGTGAGTTTTCGCCTCGCCATTCAGAGAGGTGATTTTGGTCATCGCTGCGACCGCATCGAACGGGATTTCTTTGCCGTCATCATGGATGTACACAGGCATACCGTTTTCAACGACCACATTTCCGTTAGCATCAAGTTTCAGTTTCATTGTTTTTGCTCCAGCCTTCCGGCCATACGTAATGGGTCATCCGACCCGGGCACCGCGTCGCATCCGCTCAGCGGCAGGCATAAAAAAAGCTGCCCGGAGGCAGCCTGTTAGATAAATTCGATTGTAATTTCGCCGCGTAGCTTGCGGGAGTAAACCTCACTCCGCTTTCGTTTATTGATCCGCAGCGGGTGTGGATGAATGCAAGCGACACCTCGCTTAACGTCCGCCCAAACGCAGCTCTTTACCTCATTACCATTTACAAACACCCTTCGTCTGCCACGGCCATCGCCCACGCAGTGAAAATCATCATTACGCATACCCTATCCCTCAAATGCCGACGCATCCACGCGGCGCAGTTCGTCCAGGGTCAGGTACTCCCCGGCATCGTTGAACATCTCCGGTACGGTGATTTTGCCGTCACGCAGCATCTGCGCGCGAGTAACGCCCAGCACCTGCTCCTGCCGCGCGTAAGGCTGCCTCGCAAGCCACTCGGCATAGCTGGTATGAGCTGGCACCTGTCCGTCCATTGAGGCTCGCGTGACGCTGCTCAGCTCGCCTGATGCTATTTGCATTTCCTCCCACGATTTAGTGATCAGGATTTCACAGGAGCGACAGCAAAAGTGGATTTTGCCGGGTCCGCGCAGATACGGAATTGCATGGCCCAGCGGCTTGCCATCGAGTGTGTAGAGTTTACGGTCGCGGATGATGCACCACTGGCTGGTGTGGGTGTCCAGAGTCGAAGACCACTGTTTGGCCTTCACGATATCGCTGTTGGCCTGGGCGAACTCCTGACGCGCTGAAGCAGCCATATGGTTCACCGCCGTGCGCGTGACTACGGCCAGGTCGCGCCGGGATGTGTTGATCACCCCGTCCTCGCGATTACGCTGTGGCGTACCAGCAATGCGTCTGACAATCTGCTCTACCGTTTCACCCTGGAGGAAACCGGAGCGCACAGCGTTAGTGATTTTGTCCAGTCGATCCGATTCGAGTTTCTGCCCCCACTCCTTGAGCAATCGTCCCTGGAATGGCTGCGCCACGGCAGCAGCGTAAACCTGCTCTGGTGCGATACTCTGGAGCGGAACGTGCTGGAGAATCTGCTTCGGAATAATGCTGCTGAAGAGGTCCAGTTGATACCCCGCCTCATACTCAACGTAACGCGTCAGTTCGCGCGCCAGCGCGGAATTAACCGGTTCATATGCCTGTTGGTTGAGGTCACGCGCACCAGCCAGCAGCGATGCCAGGCGACGGGCGCTGTAGGTATCAGCACGCTTGCCATCCAGCAGCACCAGCAGTCTGGCGGCCAGGTCAGCATCCAGCTTGTTGAGTAGAGCCACCATCCGCCGGGCGACGCCGGTACCGTAGCGATTCACATATAGGCCGTGCGCTATCGTCTCGTCCTGCAGACGGTCATTGACAGAGCGGACCATGCTATACCTCGTCTAACGTTCTGGTATCCAGAGACGATGATTCAGCCAGCAATTCGTCCAGGACCTTCTCCGGGTCTGCATCGGCATCAATCAGGTTGAGTTTTTGCAGGGATTTAATCGCATCGATGCGGCGAAGGTCACCGCCCTGACGTAGCGACTGAATGGCCAGTGCAGCAGGAGGATTGAACTCTTTCGACTCGACATCCAGCTCGGTGCGGACATCGACGTTACCACCCTCAGATTCCCCGATGTACTCGGCCATAATTTGCAGGATGTTGTCGATCGCATCTTCCAGGCTGGTTGCCATAGTGTAGAGCGGCGACTGTTCCTGCATTTTCTCTTCAGAGGTCTGGTCTACGGACTTGGTTGAGGTATTATCAGTGCGCAGCAGCTTCGCGCCTGCCTGACGCATCTGTTCCACCAGGTCAGTCAGCGAATCTTTGCCAGCACCAATGGATGAGCCAGTATGCTCGACGTATTCGAGCCCTTGTTTCTGCCTGTCGGAGAACTGAGTTGCAGAGGAAGAGCCGATAACCAACTCCTCACCATCCCCAAGGCCAAATACCGTCAGCAGAGGCACCCGTGCGACATGCAGAATGTTGTCCTGCTCGCTCTGGCTCTGCCAGTGCTTAACGTTCAGCAGCGCCATGTTGAGCAGCGGCGGTGAACCACACATAAACCCGGTACGTTTGGTGTAGAGCGTGACCAGGGTGATATCTCGGCGGGAGGTCTGCCACTCTTCATGCAGCGCCCAGTTCACCTGACCATCGGCACCAGTGGCCTTGCGGTAAATCTGCACCTTCCCGGGCGTCAGCAGTCGAATCTGCTCAACCTTGGTCTGCCCAAAGTCGTCACCATCTTCGACCACCACCTCTTTGATGCGCAACGCAGTGAGCTGCACCTTGCCGCCGGTCATCGTCGACTTCCAGCCGATCACCTGGCGGGGATTCAGCATCGTCACATAGGGACGCGCTCCGGTGGCCTTTTCATCAGCCTTGGTCTTTACCTGCTCGGCATCGACCCGGGGGTAGTCCACCAGCGCGTGGGACAGACCGTACTGCATCGCCAGGCTGAAGAACGCCTGTGCCCATACATCGAGGCGACTGCCTTCAAGATCCACGTTCCTCGCAAATTCGCGCAGCGCATCCGGGACGTTCTCGCCCAGTTGGATCGGCTCAGCGAATACGCGGCCAACGTTCTGGTTGATGGTCTCTTCGTAGGCAGGAAGAAGCGTGGCCACAGCCAGGCGCTTTTTGTAATCCTCTTTGTCCTCTTTTGGCCAGCGCGGCAGATAAGCCTCACCAAGCTGGCGCATGTACAGCGTGCCGCCCATCAGGGCGTCGTTGATGTCCCACGCCTGCACCATGTTCCCATAGTCCAGATTGGGGGTTGAAATATCAGGCATGGGTTTAGAGCCTCAGGCTGGTGACTTTGCCGACTTTCTTCGGCGGTGAATGTAGGACGGCATAGCGCGTGCCATCCCAATCGTGATCTTCCTGCTGTGTGTCTACATCGTCAGGGTTCTTACTGTCGCGAACGAGAACCGGAACACGGCTAATCCAGCCCCGGCAGTAGTCAAACACGTAGAATGCTGGTTTCTCTGGCATACCTGATTCCAGCTTCTTGCCCTCAATGACGGCCTCCAGCATGTCAGCAAACAGTGCCGCGCCGTTCACGCGTGAACCTGGCTTCTTGTTGGATGGCACCCATTTAACGCCCTGGGATTCCATTTTCTGGGCAATAGATAATTCGTCATCACCGGTGTTGTAGATAGCCCCGTCAGCAGGTCCGGGAACAACCTTCTTGCAGATACCGGGCATGATGTTCAGCTGCCCCTGCGTCACCCCGTTGAGTTTTATCTCCTCAGGCTCAGCAAGCTCCTCTCCCACCAGACGCTTATCAATCCACGCCACGCCCTTAGCAACGTTGGTGGATGACATATTCAGCCCTTTGTTCAGCTCATCAGGCGGGCAGCCGTACCACTCGCCAATGAGGATCAGCGACCCGGCAGGCGGGCAGAACTGGCGACCATCAGGCAGCTCAGCGGTGGTGCCGTCAGCCCGCGCCCACCAGAGGTTGGAGAACGGCTTCGATTCTCCCCAGTCATGAGAGCGGTCAACCGTCCAGCTATCGGGAATGCGGAACGGCTTAATCACGTGATGCGAGGCATTCCACAGATGGTCAAAGCGACCACCGCTGGTGACATCCCATGAACCCTCTACCCAGGCTTTGCGCCGGTTAGGGTCTTTGATTGCCATCAGCGTCGCGATGTACTGCGGATCCAGATACGGGTTCTCTTTGAACGAACCGTGGATAGCGACACGCGTCAGCGTCACGTCCTCTTCTCGCTCGGTCTGAGGGTTAAACACCTTCTGCGTTTCGCGAATGATGGTGCCGCGCGGCGCAGGCTCAATGAAGCGCTTCTTAACCCATGTGTGGCCGATGCCAAACGGGTTTGTGGTGCTGAATGTCTCCAGTGGAATCGGCTTCAGCAGTGAGCCATCATCCCTCGGGTAGTTCTCGGGCCGAAAAGATGATCGCCGGCAGGAGAACATCATCTCGTAGAACTCACCCGACTGCTGCTTGGTCAGCTCGTTAAACCCGATAAACGGGAACTCCTGGCCGTGGTAATCCCAGTAGTCGCCCTCTTCTTTCCCGAAGCGGAACAGCAGCTCCTCACCAGTCGGCCACACCCAGCGCAGCTCAGATGCTGAGGCCAGATATCGGGCACCGTCGTTGAACAGGCGATACATACGCTTTGACTGGGTAATGATATCGGTGAGGTTCTTATACTCGGTATCGAAAATGACACCGCGCCAGAACGAACCATAGCCCAGACCAACCAGACGACGAAAGCGCGCCAGCTGCGCGGCAGTTTTACCCGGCCCGCGCGTGCCCTCGTAGAGAATTTCGTTACATGGACAGCTCAGGGAGAGCGATTGCGATCCCGGCAAGGGTTTCCAGACGGCTTTGTAATTCATCCACCAAGAACCTCGCTCTGCTGCTTCTGCGCTGCTGCTTCCCACTCATTCACGTTATCGCAGGATGGGACCGGCATAACGTTATGAGTGGCAACCACTATTTGCTCTACTTTTTGTTTGTTCGTGTAAGCATCGCCAACTTCCTTGGCCGCCTGCTCCATCAGGGCGGCAGTAAGGGCCATGTTTTTCATTCCCTCTGCTTTCGTAGCCATCCTGTCGAGTACACGCAGCCGATATGCCTTATTGGCGATCGGGATATCGGAAATTTCATTCTGGAAGCGTTCGCGAGTTGCGTTGAAAAGTTCGACCCACTTTTTTGCGAGCGTCTTACCGCTGGCCTTCGTAGGGTCGTGAGATTCGGCCTGTTGTCGGGTTATATTGATCCCGAATTCTTTTTGGACAGCCTCGACCACCTGCGATGGCGTGTCATAACACGCAAGCGACTGAATGATGAAGGCTTTCACATCAGGTTTTAATGCAGCCATAAATCACCATTCGTCTTATACAGTCCAGTATTTAAGCCAGTTTCAGCATGCACGTCCCGCATGCTCTGGCGATGTTAAGTTTTGCCACCTCTGCAGGTTGATTGGCTGCGTCCACCAGCTCTTGCACGTCAGTGCTCGCCCCGTATCGACGTACTACACCGACAAACTCTTCGACATCGTGGCCGCGCAATGTGAGAACTGGCTGCCCGGTCTCTTTGTTGAACTTAGGTGCGCCGAAATCATCGGTGGCCTGGGCAATGTGGTAAAGCTCATGCTCTACCAGGGCGCAGAATTCAAGGTCGCTGCATTGTGAGCAGTAGTCGGCTGCCAGCGTGATGATGAACTTCGGGATGCGCCCGAACCATTCATACATCTGCTGTTCCATTCTGGCTTTCTGCCAACCACCTGCGCGGAGCATTACCTGTTCGGCCTGTCCGAGAACGTAGCGCCCTTTCTTCGCGAATGAGTCAGAAGCCCACATAAAACACAAATCAGCTTCCATTAAATGGGCGTGGTCTGGGTTATGGATGCTTCCGCTATCGCTGAGGATTTGATGGCTTATCCAGTCATGCACTTCATTGGCGGGAATCAATCTGGTGTAGGGCTGCCAGTTATCAGGGCCAATGAAATTAACTGGTGGAAGTGGCCTGCGCTCGTCTTCGTTCACCATGAGTTAATCCTGTTTGAAATGCGGAAGGAATGCCGTGAACAGTACGGCGAGCAGACAGCAGTAGATTTCGTTTGCCGGGATCGTCATCTACTACAGTGAGACGCATATGACCTCCACAGGCTATCGACGGCACTGCTGCCAGATAACGCCACCGGGGAAACATTCCATCATAATGGCCTTGCGGACATGGGAAGTTAATTCATCCATTGCTTTCTTGTCTGCTGCCATTTGCTTTGCGACATCCAGCGCCGCACATTCAGCAGCATTTTTCAGCGAGTTACCAAGCACCGCTTCGAGATTGGTATCGACGCCAGAGTTAACTTCGAATTTGTCGGCGCTGATGGTTACCTGGTTCTGTGCCGGTTCATCACTGCGAGCACCAAAATTGATGTTGTAGATATTGGTCACCGGCTGAGGCTTTTCTAATTCGGCAGCGCGGATAGAACCACCAGCGATATTGGCTTCCTTGATGAATACCTCACCGTTCTTCACAACAAATGGTGAGGTATCAATCTCAACGCCAAGCGTCATCGAAGTGCAATATTGCTGCTTACCAAAACGCGTATTGACCAGATGTTCAACGGCAAATTTCTGACCTTCTGACGTCAGAAAGGTAAAGTGATTTTCTTTCTGGTATTCGGTTGCTGTGTGTCTGGTTTCAGCAAAACCAAGCTCGCGCAATTCGGCTGTGCCAGATTTAGAAGGCAGATCACCAGACAGCAACGCGCCACGGAAAAACAGCGCATAAAGCACTTCATTAGCAGCGCCAGATAGCGTAATGATTTTGTTACTCATGGTATTTTTCCTTTTACATGTGGATGTGTGATACGCATAAAAAAGCCCCGCTATTGCGAGGCCTGGGGTTATTTGTATCGCGACCCACTACCTGTGAATGACAAACAGCGATTTACATTTAGGGCAAAGTAACGCCTGTTGCTGGCGTACTTTCGTGGTCGAGTGTGTGGATTTATGTCAACATATCGGACACGTGACAGTCATATTGGCTACAAGCCCAACACGCTGCATTGCGTAATCGAAGAATGACATGATGGCTGACCTTTTAATGAATGTGGTTTATCATACCGCATTCCGTTCAATTATTAACCAATTACTGTCGTCCAACTAGCAAATGTGGATGCATAATGTACTCATGCTCAATAGCCAGTACATGCTTATTTTCTTTCATCTGGCGACTGCTGATTGCGAAGCTCATTGTTGGTTATTTGACTCTCTCACCGAGTCATGAATCCGCTCACACGTCATTCCAGCGCGGTAGCTTTCGTCAGCTCGTCCAGCATAATATCGAGCTTCTTCTGCAAGGCGTCCGAGCATGTCGGCGAGCACTGCGGCGTCGGCTCCGGCTGTTTTGCTTCTGACGGCAGCGGCAAGATCTGAGGTGTGCTTTGCGGCGTCCAGGCGGGCGGCAAGCTTTGTTCCTTCGGTGCGCAACTGGCTAACAGTGGCAGACAGGCCAGCAGCAGTGGCAGCAGATTTAGCGGCTTGTGCTTGTGCATCTTTTACAGCCTCATCACGGGCGATAATACGCCCTTGTTCAATCATTCTGGCAGCGGTCTGCGCGTTCGCTGTTTGCGATGATTCCGCGCTATCACGTTCCGCCCACTTTTTTTCCCAACCGCGGCTGCTCCATACACTACCCGCGATGAATGCAACGGCCACCAGCAGCGAAATGGCAATAAACTGATAGCGCAGGTTCACTGGTCTATCCCCCAGCATGCCAGCGCACTTTCCTGGTCCCGTCGTTCTACCTGTCCATAGCAACCATTTTTCTGACCTTTGGTCAGACGACAATCGCGGCCGCCGTCTTTAATCCACCAGCGGATCGCTTCACAGGCTCCTTTACGGTCGCCAGCATTGATGCGCTTATAGAACGTAGACGGGAAGCATTTTCCGGGGCCGATGTTATAGGGGCAGAAAGAAGCGATACCTGCTTTCTGCGGCTCGGTCAGCGGAACTTTTATATTTCGTTCAACCCATGCCAGCGCCTTGTCGCGTTCAATGGCGTTCACCTGGGCACATTTCTCAGCTGACAGCTTCATACCCTGGATAACGGGTTTACCATCAACCACCGTGGCGCCACGGCAAATCGTCCAGAGCCCGCCGCCGTCACGATACGCCTGCTCGCTATTACCCTCTTTCTCATCCAGAAACTGATCGAGAATCACGGGCGCGGAAGCCCCGGCAAGAATCAAACCAACGACCGCTGCGCTCAGTTTATTCTTCAGCTTTGGTGACATTGCCATTAAGCCGGTCATCCCTTTCCTTTTGCCTGTAGTACCAGTTCACTGCACAGGTGATAACGGTGCATGCGATACCGACAATAATTGCCCAGTCGCTCAGGCTTAACCCTGCAATTCTGTCGGCCAACATCCAGGACACCTCTTTTGCTGTTTTAGCTGTTTCGGCGTATGCCTTCGCTGATACACCGCAGCCGGTCAGCGTGGTGCCTGTTCCATATGAAAGTCTGCTGTAAATGGTGCTCATTCTGGTCATAGCCTCACCTCCGATTCTTCGGATGGCGCTGTGTGTGTATGAAAAGGGTCAGGCTTCACGGGCTGGATTTATCAACAAAGCACGTAGCGGATGATTCCCGGAAGCCTGAAATAAAAAAGCCCCAGCGGGTGCCGGGGCTTGAAGTTGATTTGAGTTAATTAATCAAGTCGTTCGTCAGTACATTTAAACAGTACTCGAGATTTAATCAGTGCGTCCACGCCAGCAAAGGCATTATCTTCTTCTGGGTATGGAACAGACAGGGTATCTTGCTTATCGATGGTAACCATCAATATCCCCGCTTCTTTCCAAATGTAAACTTCCACATAGACGTATTGATCATTACTTGCTGGAGAGTCTTCAACTGCTGTGCTGATCAAAAATTGAAGACCATAATTATCATCAAGAGGCATGACAGATAATGGTCGAGACTCATAATTCTGCTTACTATTTATTACACCGCAAGTTACATACGCCCGCTGGGAGCCATCAGCTTTGACATAGTGATTGTCAGGAAGCTTTAAAGACTCTTTATAACTTCTTACTATTTTATACCCGTACTCATGCAACTCAGTTTTGCGTTTGAGATATTTTTGCTCAAGCGCCTCTCTACTGGCTCTAATGTCATCGTAAGTAATGTCCATTCCTTTCTCCAAAAGGTCATCTGAAACGAACATTCTTGACTCCTTTTCTCACCAACGCGTTGACGTTAAACAATTAAAACCTCCAGAAACGCAAAAGCCCAAGGCGTTAACCTCGGGCTCGAAAACTCATTTACTGCCAATGCATACAACAATGGCACAATATCAGATTTACACGAAATATACCCATTTCAGTTCGGTTTTGCAAGACTTACATCCAAATTTGTCGCCTTTTGTTGTGAACGTGATCGCGAAACGGAAAGCAAGGATTGATTATCAAGGCGTGAGAATGCTTGTTTCATCGCCAGCCAGTGCGGGAGGTAGGTTTCAGTCCAAGTTGGCTTTGATACCCCTACCAGTTGCGCCAACTGCTGGTACTCGTATGTGCTGCGCCCAGCTAGTTCTGCTTTCACATCCTGAGCAGCAAGCCAAATTAACGCCTTCAACCGTTCGATGGTTTTACCAGCTATCTTTCGATCCCCCATCTGCGACTTGAATTCAGCCCACGCCCACTGCGTAACCTCAACCTGATTATCCCAGCGCACATTCTCGCTGTAGTTCCATAGCAGCCAGGCCTTCTGGTGTTCTTCGAGTGACATCAGCGCGCGGCGCCACGATGCAGTGGAGTATTCAACCGGCTGCACCAGCGGAATATGCGATCCCTTGGCATGCGACTGTTTACCGGGGATTGGCGGGTTATCCAGAGTTATCATCTCGCCAGTAACCTCATCCTTCACCTTCATCTTCTTCCGCTTAAAGGTACCGGTATCGAACTGCGCGTTCTCAAGCCAGGCCATTAACTGCCCTTTCGTCGCACCACTCAGATCGGCGGTGGCCACTATCAGCTGCTGGCGCACGTATTCGAGAAATTGAGTGTTCATACAGCACCGCCTATGGTTTTGATGTAGTTCTTCAGTATTCGGTAGTCCGTCAGCACAGAGCCGGGAAAGTGATATAAGCGCAATCGTTGCCAACGAACGCGGAGGTGATCGGCAAAACAGGATTCAAATGTCATGCAGCCTCCCTGCTCTTAATTAATCCACGGCGAAGCGCGCTGTAGTGCTTCCTAATGGTTTCGAGTTCTTCGATGGTGTATCGGTGTGGGACGTTATTGTTTTCGAGTGCCTCGACGCGCTCAGGCCCAATTTTCTCGATAAGGCCAAGGCGGTACTGCTGCTGATTGCCCGACAACTGCACGTTACAGTGGTGGCACTGTTTACTGATATTGTCTTCGTGATAGCGAAGATGTGATGCCTTACCGCGTGAGCGGTAGTGACCTGCTTCCCACTGGACGGTTTCGAACGTCCCGCAACTGATGCATGGCAAATAATGGTCACGCTCGCGAATATAGTCATTGACTACACGCTGCGTTAAATCTTCCCAGTGCTTCAGCGGCTTAACCGCAGCTTTACGCTGGCGCCAGGCGGCTCGCTCTTTCTTCTCAGTAGCGCGCTGTTTGGCGGACTCTTTGCGCTTAGCGTCTTCACGGGCTTTTCTGGTCTGCTCTTTGCCGACAGCGCTGGCGCACTCATAACCGCAGACAGTCTGCGTATCACGCACCGGGTGAAACCACTGGCGGCATTCTTTGTTGGCGCACTTACGGCGCGGTAGCTTAGCCATACTCACCCCCACGCCTTGCTTTGCCATACCCGGCTAGGGCGCGGCGCTTTCTCGCTTTCCGGCAGCTGCACGCTGACAGTCCAGGTGATGTTGTCGCGATTCAGGCTGCGTTCTACCGTGGCGCCTCGGCGGCGGTAACTGGCCACCAGCTCGTCGGATTGCTCGGTGGTGCATTCATGATGGTGAAACCAGGAATATTTCATCGCCATCACCCCGCAAAGCTCATGAGCTGCGAGGCGGCGTTTTCCGCTTCACGCTGGTCTTTGAATGCCCGGGACAATACCCAGCGCCACAGAACATCGAGCGCGGCTTTGTACAGCTGCTGGAACTCGGTTTCGTCCATGTTGGCGAAGGCGATACTGCGGGGGTGTTTGCGAAGGGTGCCGTCGGGAAGCTGTATGGCGTCGTAGTGGCCAGACTCGACGATCACCCATGCACGGTATGCGTCATAGGATTTGCAGATGCTGATACTACCGGCGCGCTTATCGGCGATGCGGTCCAGATATTGCTCAGCAGCATCCAGGAGTGCTGCTTCACTTCCCGCGAATGAGGCAAGGAACTTGGCATAGCCGGTTACCAGCTTGCGTTCGTTGGAAGAGATTGCTCCGCCAGTAGGTTCCCAGTATTCGAAACCGAGATTGAGTAATGCGAAGAAGCGACGGTGAAAAGCCGGGTTGCGTACCTGCCGGAACTCAGCCACCAGCACGGCGCCGAGCTTGAATTTTGATTGCAGAATATCACTGGTCTCCGGCGTGGCGGGGATCAGGATTCCTGAAGACTGCTTGATTAGTTGTAGTTCGTGCGCCATGGTGCTCTCCGTGGCGCATAAGGTTGTCAGTTGCTCAGGCTGACACTGACATTATGTACAGCTGATAATGGAAAATCAAATGTTGCTTTTAGCTGAACTGATTAATATTTGTAGCGGTTTTCCGGGAGAAACGCGTATTCGTATGTGAAGTTGAATGCCTCGTTTTCAGTGTTAAATCGGCGTTCGGTGATATCACTCCAGCGTCCTCCCCTGAAATACTTCTGAGCAACCCACTTTCCCTCAAACGGGAATACGGCATATGCACCGACATACCGATTATCATTATGCGGATCGGGATATGACTCACCTTCTGCCAGAACGTAAAACTTGATTCCGCTTACAATGAGGCAGCCCATTATTTCTTCTCGTTCTGGGCTGCCATATCCAGATAGCGCGGGTCGGATGCTTTCGGTAATGTCAGGCTTTGCTCGCGATAGTAACGCACACGCTCCATGAAGTATTCGCAGAGATGCTCTGGCTGATCACGGGCTACCTGTTCAGCGATAACCGGCATGTTCAGGCGCTCTTTGTAGGCCACCCCGGAGGCCGCCAGGTCAACGTTGACCTTGTCGCGATCTTCCTGCGGCTTTGCAGCAATGTTCCAGTCAGACATTAGTCAGCAGTTTTCCCGCGCCAGCGTTTGTTACTTTCTGAGATTCGATCCGTATCGACGGACTCGACCTCTCCTTCGGAAAATCTAATGGCATTTGCTTTACTTAGTGCTGCCCTGGCTGCTTCTTCCGCCTTACTGAAATGTACTTTCTTTTTTCCCCTGAAACTGCCAACGCGAATTTTGGAAGAGGTTTGTGCCTTGTACTTACTAATCCGTAATTGTGCCGCTAAATGGGCTTTTGCCTCTGTCCGGTTCGCAGGTTTATTCTTGACCAACTCAAGGTCTAATTGGTATTGCTGCTTAGCATTTAGCTTCTTCGGCTTCATGGTGTCACTCTCAAACAAAGTCCGTTTATCATAGAATAAAAGGCCCGTAAGGGCCTTGATTTATATCTATGGTAATTCTCGTCAACTTGTTCGTCACTTCACCTCCTGCTGCGGCGCTGCTGGATATGCGCTACCAACCTGACCAGGCTCGTTACTGCCTGTGCATGCATTCCTGTGGTCATTGGCATGAGGGCAGCGTTTGTTTCCGCATTCATGGCAGACAACGAAGCGACTATCAGTGAAAGTTACAGGTCGACATGTGCGGCATGAGCAATCCGGAGTTACCGGAGAGTTGCCCGCCTGAAGCATGGCGGCGCGACGCTCCTGAAGCTCCAGCAGCGCTGAGAGCACTACGCCGTGAATGATTGTCTGTACTTTGTGCCCTTCCTTTGAGTGATATTCAAAAGTGCTACGGCGAAACTCGATGAGTTCCTGCAGTGTTTCATCGTCTAACTTCTCGTCGGCTATGGTTGGATGAACCGGCAGATTATCAGCCTGCCGACGTCCAAGAACTTCACCAATCACCTTCACAGCATCAGCCATTGCGTAGCCGATATTACCGCCGTCGCTTTGTGCTGCTGCTTTGCTGAGTATTTCGCGTATCTGGTGCAGGCGATCGAGTGATACAGGACCGTGCGCCGGGTGGTTGTTAGTTGTCATGCTGCATGCTCCTGCTTACGGTTATAGCGACAGACCAGAGCCCAAAAATTCATATCGCAAATCAGTGCTACGCGCATTTCCGCCGTAAAGCGACATCCGAGTTTATTTGACTTGCCGACTGACCGCCGACGCTTACGCATTATCTTTCGCACGTGGGCCGCGTTTACCTCAACCTGTCGATGTCTTGAGGCATAAACACCCTTAGCTTGTATCTTCCGAGCTTGTTTCTGGTACGCGGTTAACAGGTCATGTACGTCTGTAAATTTGCTCATCTCTCACTCCCCCTTCACGCCAATGCCAGCGGCGCGGATTGCTTCGTCGAAGAACCGAGTAATTTCTGTGGCTTTATCACCAGTGACTCGATATCTGTATGGTTGCCCGACCGAATCCAGAGTGTCACCCAGCGCATACCAGTCGTCAGAATACGGACAAGATTCAAATTTCCGACCATCTCCACCAGTGACATAACGATTACGTCGAGTCACTCCGCGATGGGTGCAACTACCACCTTGCCAACAGGCCGCGCCTTCTGGCTTAAAATCTCGCTTTCCCATCATTCATCCCCCTCACAGCGAAATCCAGCAAGACGAACTTGCCGCTTGGCGAGCGTAATGGCTTCTTCATACGCCTTTTCTTGCTCATTCCAGTAGCCGTTTGTTTTTGGCAGCAAAACGGGATTAGCTAACTTTGCCTCCAGTTCTGCTATGCGCTTCTCTGCGGCTTCCAGCTCATCCAGAAGCGCCAGCACAGCTTCCGGGCTTGCTTCATCCTGCCAGGCGTCAGAGGTATCACTGACAGAGCGGAGCATTATTTCTTCCTGCGCCGCTTCACGCAGCGCCTGTTTGTTGATTGTCATTGGGCTGTCTCCAGCTGGTTAAGTCCATCACGTACAGCGCTAACGATGCGATCGAGGTATTGATATTTGTGGTTTGGCGCAGTCGGCCATTTCGCATACCATGGGTCATCACCCAGCAGGTTAAGCAACTTGTCACCGACAAGGTAATCGCAGCAGCTCGCCTTCACGTCATCGGCACCTTCTGCCTCATCCCACATAACCCTTGCTTCTTCGTGGCTAATCTCCAATTGCCGGCGAAGTTTGATGATTTCAGACTTCACAAAAATAAGGTTCGCATCATTATCGTCATCAACGGTACTTTGCAGTTGCGGGTCGAAGCATCCGATCAGGTACTCATTGCTTACTCGCTTAATGAATTCCTGTACTGAATCGCCTCCCATTGAAAACCATGCCCCCGTCCACGCTGCTCCATAGCAGGTAATAGTGATGCGACCTTTTCCTGGTTCATAGTTTTCAATCATCACGCGAATCGGGTCGATACGTTCAGCGCCGGTGACAGTGAATGCCAGTACATTCATTTTTTCGACTGTGATACTCATAGCGCGGCTCCTTTGCGAAGTTGGGCGGCGAAGTCACCGCAGATAGTTGCTGCTGCATCAAGGCCGACCTGTTCGTCCTGATAGCAATTAACAATTTCGTTGCTAATTTTCAGGCAAACTTCATCTACTGCGGCGGCCCGCACTTCAGCCAGGTAGGCGTCGGTCGCTGGCATAAACAATGCTGATTTAGCATCAAACATAAGTGATTTTGCGGGGTTGATTGACTTCTCTTCTGGAGAAATACCACTCATTGCAAATTGATTGACCATGCGTTCAACCACTTCACGCAATGCTGCATTGTCTACCGCCAGGGCCTCGCTATGCGTATTCTGCTTTTCATTCTCCCCCGCCAGCTCCCTGCACTTGCTCTCGGCGTTAGCGAGCTGTACTGCCATGTCTGTGACTTCGGCTTCAAGTTTTTCAGCATATTCAATCAGGAGATCGATTCTTTCCGGCGTTACGGTTTTAACGTATTTGCAAATCGATGACGCATAATTATCATCCTGGAGTGTGCCAGCCAGGCCATTACAAAATTTGCGGTTCCCTTTTGTCGCCTTGATATCGGCGATGATTTTTTTAACATCTGGTTTCATGCTGATGCTCTCCCGTAAAACGCCAGTACACGCTGCATAGCCGGACTTGTGCGGCAAACTGATGTGACCATGTTTTTGCTCATGTTCGATTTGAGCTGCTTGATGTTCAACTCCCCGCCGGGTTGCAGCGAATAGACCGGGCGGTGCGGCTCGCCAGTGCGGATTACTACCGCTCTGCGTACCAGGTGAAGCAGCAGGTTATGTGCCTTCTTGCAGTCACATCCCAGCAGGCTCTGGACCTGACGAGGCGTGATGGTCTGGTTAACCCGAAGGAAATCGACGATTGCCCACAGTGATTTGCTTGCCATAGTGATTTTTCCTCGAGGTTATTTAACGATCCGGAGATGGCTAACGTTCTTGCGATAGCTGCCCCAGTCAAAGTTCACCCACATCCCGCCATCCATCTGGAGGCGATCGATAACCCGCGCACCCAACGCGCCAAGAAGTTCGTCATGGTTCAGATTCGTCAGAACGCCAACCGGGCGCATCGATGACAGGCGACGGTCGATAACCTGATTCAAGATGACTTTCTCCCCGTTGCTACCGCGTTGAATACCGACCTCGTCCAGTACCAGCAAATCGACTTTGCAGAGGTCATCCAGAAGTGAAGCCTCTGACTGGCCACCGTCGTAGCACTCGCGAACACGCAGCATCAGGTCAGGGATTGTCACCACCAACACAGATTTGCCACCGGACAGGAGATGATTTCCGATCGCTGCTGCCAGATGGTTTTTACCGGTACCAGGCCCGCCACTGAACACGAAGCTCGCAAAGCCAGCCCCAAAGTTCTGTGCGTAGCTTTTCGCCATGGTGTAGGCCTTTCGCTGTTGCTCTCCGGATACTTCGTAGTTGGCGAACGTGCAGCTGCGGTGCAGGCTCTGGATACCAGATCGACCGAAGATTTTCTCTGTGCGCGCTTTCTGATTCCGCTTGCTCAGCTCTTCGCAATGTTTCAGGCCTTCTTCACGCTGCCACGCCAGCAGTTCTGCTGCGCTGGTGAACTTCGGCTGTACGCCTGGCGGTATGAGTTTCTTCAGGCGCTCAAGAGCGCTGCCAGAATTAACAATGTTTTTCACCGTTACCCCCTGAACCCGGTCGGGATGGTTTTATCTGGCTCAGAAATTCGGTTGGGATCTCGCTGTCCAACATGGACGGTCCTTTGGCCGTGACCACGCGATTGCAACAGACTGTTGGCAAAGGTCTGCTCCCAAGCCAACTGGTGTTTAACCTTGCCGTCAGGTATCCAGTAATCACGGAATTGCTGAAGTTCTTCAGCGGTGTAACCCGGCTCAGTGCCGACGTTCTTACCCCAGAGCGCAGCCTGACGCACGAAGTCTGGAGACGGGGTCCATGAGTCAGTGATCGGAAATTTACCCAATGGGCCAAAATCCAGACCGGGCCCAAAATCCTCGTTCTGAGGTTTGGGAGGGATAGCTGGCAGAGGTGGGTGATTTCCAGAAATATCATCCCCAGAATGACTTCCGCCCGCGCGTTCTCTCTCTGGGTTTAGATCTTCTCTTCTCTTCTCTTCTCTGTGGTTACGCGTTACGTTATTAGTAACGTTACTCGTTACGTTACTTTCCTGGAGTTTTTTCCGTTCACGAAACTCCTTCTGGCGCTGCGCATTTGTCTTGGCCGTAGCTGAGCGAATATCACCTGACGTATTGTATTCATTGAAGTTTGGAAGAATGACGCAGTTATTCTCCGCATCATAAATGGCCCAGCCTACGGTTGATAATGCAGCCCCAAAACCGGGTACTCCGACAATATCATCGATATCAGACAGGTCTGCATTTTCAAATACACCGTTACGCGAGTGTTCATTTGCCGCAGACCAAAACGTTACTAGTAACGACACCGTAACGTTACGGGTTACGTTACGCGTTACAACGTCTGATAACGTGGTGTTATGCGAAAGTGTGAACATTTTTCCCACCTCCGGTGAACGCTCCAGTATTCGCGCAATTCCGTTCACCTTCGGGCTGGTGACCAGTGATGTACGCATCTTTATCCAGTCTCCGGCCATTAAGTCCTCCTGAAGAATAATTAAGGGAAGATTTATCCAGTCGCGGTCCGACACGCTGGCAAAACAATTTGTTGTTAGGCATACTTACCCCGCAATGATTTCGCAATGAATTGCACCAGAAAGCCGTTGGTGTTCGCGCACCGCGGCTTTCGCCATTTTTGAACCGGTCATATAGCCCCCAGCATCATCTGCACCATCTCCATCAGCGGACCAGTTAACCCAGGGTCAACGCGATACATCTCCACGATCCCCTCGCTCAACTCTTTCAGCTTCTGATGCCGTGGCGCATCCAGCGCGACGGCAATCTTTGCTTCACTGGTTTCTTTCTCCATACGCGCCAGGCGAGCCATGATGTTGTCCTCTGGCAGCAGGCGATTGCGAAACTCAATCGGCAGAACCGCGAGGATTGCCGGGGTTAGCTGGCGGACGTTCTCGCGATACCGCTCGCTGTTGAATTGGTTGTCCAGGAAGCGAAAGAGCTTCTGGCGTTTCCGGCAGAGATCATCAGGGAAAGTGATGTCATCACCACCCTGCGCCTGGTACTCTTCGATGATCAGAGCCGTAACTACGTCCTGACCATCTGCGCCCGCCCAGGAGCGGACCGCGTCACGAATGGCATCATGTTTATCGCCATGCTCTTGTTGAGCACGATTTATCATCGCGGACGAATGGAATCCGGTATTTTGTTGGTACGTAAGTGATTGCATAGTGCTTTCCCTTTCGTGGTTAGAATTAGCGGTTGTTTGAACCAAGCAACAATGCGAGATCTGGACGAATATCAGCTGGCTTAACCTTCCCGTTTGTTGCTGACACGATTTTCATAACGTATCGCGCATCAATGCCGCCTCCATGGAGCCATCGCCAAACAGTTGGCTGAGCTACACCGCAGAGGTCTGCAAGCTTTTTTTGACTGCCGGCAATATCAATGGCGCGTTGGATTATTTTGTTGGTCATTTTCAATTCCTAAAAGTATTGAACGAGACAATGATAGCAATGCGTATTAATCAAGGCAATAGCAAAACGTGTTTTGACCATCAATACGCAAGCGTATAAATTAAAAACCATGAAAAAAGAAACTCTTGCTGAACGCCTGAATCAGGCAATGGAACAGTCCGGGATGTCTCAGGGCGCTCTTGCGAAGGCGTCAGGAGTTGCTCAGCCAACCATCTGGAGACTAACGAGCGGTAACGCTCGCGGTTCGACTAAGATTGTAGAAATTGCGAATGCGCTCGGTGTGAGAACTGAGTGGTTGTCTACAGGTATTGGGCCAATGAGATCTGACGGTCAACAACCAGTTTCCATTGCTCCTATAAAAGCCGATCCAAACATTTTCCGTGTTGACGTCCTCGACCTTACAGTCAGCGCTGGCCCCGGAGTCATTAATAGTGAGTTCGTGGAGGTGTTACGCTCCGTGGAATACTCAGTTGAAGATGCGCGCCAGATGTTCAACGGGCGTAAACAAGAGCAGATCCGTATTATCAACGTTCGCGGTGACAGCATGTCCGGAACAATTGAACCAGGTGATCTTCTTTTCGTCGACATTAGCATTCAGCATTTCGATGGAGATGGCATTTACGCATTCCTGTACGACGAAACAGCTCATGTTAAGCGACTTCAGAAGATGAAAGACAAACTACTGGTAATCTCAGACAACCAGACCTATCGCCCGTGGGAGCCAATTGAGAAGGAAGAGATGAACAAGATTTTCGTCTTCGGGAAGGTGATTGGTAGCATGCCGCAGACGTACAGGAAGCATGGGTAAGAAGTTGCCTGAATCACCGCAGGAAATGGTTTTTTCTCCATCCGCCTGAAAGAGCTGGATGCTATGTACGAGAAGTACATGAAGGGCCGAATTCGTTCATCTGAGGATTGAGATGATGCAGCGGGAACGATTGAGGTATCTAACAAAAATCGATGTTGAGATTTGGCATGACTTTGCTTCAGGCGCTGTCCTAGCGGGCCCGGCATTTGAAATGCATCAGTTAAGCAACCACGAATAGGCAAGGATTAGTGATGGAGCGCGAAGCAGGCAACAATGATGCAATCCCTAATGTCGTTGAAATAATTCGTCGCATTAATGAAGGCTCTACACAACCATATCTTTGCAAATGTGATGATGGCCAATTGTATGTTTTGAAATCGAAGCCATCGATGCCACCTAAAAATCTCTTGGCTGAGTTCATTTCTGGTTGCCTGGCTAACGATTTAGGCCTTGCTTTGCCTGACTTTAAAATCGTATTCGTGCCGGAAGATCTTGTTGAGTACTCACCTGACCTTCAACGTGACATTTGTACCGGCCACGCCTTTGCGTCACTTTACATCGAAGGTGCGGTAGCACTGACGTTCTCTCAGTCAAGGAATGAGTCCATCGTACCTATAGAGCAACAGAAGTTAATCTATGTCTTTGATAGATGGGTAATCAATGCCGATAGAACTCTTACCAGTAAAGGTGGGAACGTCAATATTCTTTATGATGTTGGCAACGATAAGTATTATCTAATTGACCATAATCTATCCTTTGATGAAAATGCTGATCCTGATGATTTTTTAGTTCATGTCTACGGCCCTGGTAATCGCAAGTGGGAGTATGACTTAGTAGATCGCCTTGAGTATCGTCAGAAGGTCGTCGATAGCTTAGTTAAGCTTCCTGCTATTCTTGAAGAAATTCCAGATGAGTGGATCGTTGATGATGAGTTTTTACCTTTTGTTTGCGACACCTTAGATAAAGGCGACCGTGATGAATTTTGGAGCGAGATAGCATGACAACCCCATGCCTTTACAGCATTGTTAGGTATGCGCCCTATGCGGAAACTGAAGAGTTTGCGAACATAGGCGTAGTCATCTGCGCGCCAAAAGAAAATTACTTTGATTTTCAGATAACTAAGAGAAATGATTCTCGTGTAAAAAGCTTTTTCCACGATGATTGTATTTTCCCTGTAGCAAAAGACACCATTCAACGAGAGTTGCAATTCGCAAAAGCCCAAGCTTCACAGATTTCTGGACATCAGCAACTTGCTCAATTCTTTAGATATTTTACTTCGAAAAAAGAATCTATTTTTCAGTTCAGCACGACAAGGGTTGTTCTCAGTGAAAATCCAAAGGAAGATTTGACACGTATTTACAATAAATATGTTAATCACTCCGATTACACCAAAGAACGTCGTGAGGATGTGCTTGCAAGAGAGCTCAAACGAAGTATTGATAGAATTGATGGTTTAAGAAATATTTTTAAGCAGGAGTCTATTGATGGGTTTTATGCAAAATTCTCAATGCCTTTAGTAGCAAAAAGGCAAAATGAGATTCAATGCGCGATTAAGCCTATAGCATTCACTCAGACTGAACCTGGGAAAATGATGGAACATAGCGACACTTGGGTCATGAGGATCACTAGAGCTGCCGAAGAAAATCTACTGAAGATTGAAGATATTCTTTTTACCATTGAAGTACCAGAATCTCCCACTACAGGTCAAAAAAAGGTTATAGATACTATAAAGAAAACAATGGACGCTAAGAAGATAAACCATATTCCTGCATCAAATCATAAAGATACAATAGAGTTTGCCAAGAAAATATTATTAGAGTCTTAACTCTTATCTTTTAACCCGGCCATCACGCCGGGTTTTTACTGCCTATTTAACAGCCTTACTGCCATTTCTCACTATCTCTGCCGCATCCCTGTTCACGCCCTTTCCGATAACATTCCCAGTTTCTTTGCGATATTGCTCTAGCTTGTCAATGATGGTCTGCTGAGTAACAGGTAAATCCGCCAGCGCTAACTCCATTACCGCCCGCCCTGCGGCATGAGCCATCATGTTCACTCTTTCTTCATTTAATTCCATTCAGCCACCCCGTCTTGATGTTTTTTTGAGCATAACATGCGACCGCATTAAAAATAAATTCCTTTCGCTATCAACATTTTAATAGCAATTGCATTCATTAAATAGCAATACGTATTGATATGACTGATAGCCATTGCTATTATCACCTCATCGCGAAACACTAAGCGCATAAGGTTCAACAACGTTCCGCCAGCCTGGCGACAAGGGCAAATGAGGAGAGGACCCATGAGAGGTAAATTTCGATTCACAACAATAACTGGCGATGATGATCATGTTGTTGTGATTCACAGTAGAAGCGTTACCTACCTTGAATCCTACGATAGTGGGGCGGGCGGTGAGGTGGTGAGAATTGTTTTGAACAGCGGCCACTCAATTTATGCAAGCGGCTCGCTGGAAGATGTTATGACCGAGCTATATGGCCGATCTCTTAAAGGACTAGCGGCCGAACTTTACCGGTCTTCAGCTTGCTTTCTTCGGAAGCTTTTTCGGAAACAAGCTTGATGCATTCAGGCATCAGCTCCATGACCTTCGCCAACACTAAGGCCGGAGTGGTTGTTGAAGTTTCTTTTGAGGCAATCGAAAGCGCCAAATCGTAGGCAACTGAATCAATCGTGCGATTGCCTGAGATGAGTTTGAATTTCATGACATTTCCTTGTTTTGACTGTGGAAATGACAGAGTACCGAATTCCTTTGACTGTGGAAAGCAAGGAACCCTGAAGCCTAACAGGGATAACAAACAGGCACATAAGAGTGAATTTCGCGGTGGTGAACTGCAGAGTTAAAACGCTCAACTGTGAAGATCAGCACCACGGCATCACCAGCGAAGTTCACTCAGCAATAGTGGAGAACATCATGGTTCATCAGCACTACGGTACACAGACGGTAAACCGCGGCGCAGTTCAGCCGGGAATGCTCGTCAAACACAAGGATTCAACCTGGACGGCATCAGCTAATGCTCGTGGTCGTTTGTATCTGCATCGCGGCGTTGAGATGACTTACACCAGGGATTTGCTGGTTGAAGTTTATCTGAACGGTCTGGGGAATGGCCTCAGCCATTAACGGAGAGTGTCATGCAAGACAAGAAATGCGGTTATTGCAGCAAGCCGGTTAAACCGGAAGAAGTAATCAAAAGTACCCTTCTCTATCGCAACGGCTCACTGCTGGCGCGCAAAGAGAAAGAGTACTGTTCCAGACGTTGCGCTTCGCACGACCAGATGGCTCACGAAGGCTAACGTACACCCCGCGCAAGGCGGGATCTACGTCCGGTGGCACCGACCAAAGTTACACCGGAAACAACATTAAAACCAAAGTTAACCCAATGGGCGCTATCAATGGTCCGGGGATTCTAACACCCAAAAATGAGGATCTCACATGGAATTTCCATATGTAGTTAAAGCCACACAAAAGTCGGGAAAGCCTGATGCTTTTGTCTGGTTCACTGCAAAAACTGAGGCTCGCGCCAACCTGATGCTGGACGTTGCTCTGGAAGACGCTGGCATCGAAACTGGCCGTGGTAAGGAGTACGCCAAGCCAATTCGCACTGACTTCCCGGTTGTTGATGACCTTCCGGAAGAAGGTGAAGTTGATTTCACCTGGTGCGATCGTTACGAACTGGCCGAAGACCAGCGCACCTGGAATCTGAAACTGAAAGCTGATGATGTGGTGCAGGAAGAAAAACACCTGGCTGATGACAATGTCGTTGATGGTGAAACCGGCCATGCAGAAGAGTCTCAGCAGTCAGAGCAGCCGAACCTGATCGTCGTAGCCACCCTGCCATTCCGCCAGCGCGTACTGGCTCAGTTCATCGGTGAAGGTGAATATCTCTATCACATCGACGCTGGGCAGAAAAACGAGATTGTCCGCCTTGAGATGGACACTGATGACACGTACATCCAGAACCTGTTGCTGGCTGCTGAGAATGTGGAAGCATTCAAAAAAGCCATTGAGCACGATATTCATAAAGTCGTGAATGCTGTTATGACTGTCTTCCCTGTCGACGGTAAAAAAACGGAGCTGGCAACAGTTATCCAGTTCCTGACGGTGTGGTTCAAAACTGATTACATCGATCGCGGCCTGCTGGTCAAGGAATGGCAGAAAGGTAATCGTGTTGCGCAGATTCAACGCACTGACGTCAAAACCAATGCTGGCGGTGGAAATAAGACCGATCGCAATCCTAAACTTACCCATTCTTTGGATAATCTGGATATAGAAATTGCTCTCGCCACTCTGTCGATGGATTTCAACATCTACGATATTCCCGGTGAAGCCTTCCGCCCAGCAAAAGCTATGGTACTAGCCAAAGATAGTCCATTCAAAGAGTGGTCCTCAGCCCTGCGCAAACGCGCAGGTATCCTAGATTATTCCCGCGCTGCGATTTTTGCGCTGATACGTAGCGCGCATCCTTCTTATTACCTTAATCCAGACCGTCTATCTGGTTATATCAACGCGAACCTAACGGAAACCGACCACGAGCACCCAACAACAGAAATGCTGGCAGCAGCCAGGCATAAGCCGGAAGAAAGCTGGGAAAACGAAATTAATAAGCAGGCCGCTGACGAACAGCCACAAATCGCCAACATGGGCAACGGCGTATTCTCCATCGATGGCCTGATGGGTGATCAACAAACACATACAGATGACCGCTCACCAGTTAATGAGGACACCACCAGTCATGTGCAGATGGAAGAAACTGTCAGTGATGAAGAACAGACTGGTGATGAAGTGCAGTCAGGCGAAAGCAGTCTGGAAACTGGTGAAGAGTCACATACCGGCCAGCAAGCCGATGTGAAACAAAAACCAGAAAACGCGCATCAGAATGATGAATCTGCGCATCAAAACGCCCAAAAAGTGAATCAAACCGAGCCAGATGCCCAATCTGACGAACCAGCTGTTGTTTACCCCGCTTACTTCGAGCCAGGTCGCTACGAAGGTCTGCCGAACGAGGTTTATCACGCAGCCAACGGTATCAGCTCTACCCAGGTGAAAGATGCGCGTGTGTCGCTGATGTACTTCAATGCGCGCCACGTAGAGAAAACCATTATCAAAGAACGCTCTCCTGTTCTGGATATGGGTAACCTGGTGCATGCACTGGCGTTGCAGCCAGAGCAGCTCGATGAAGAATTTAGCGTTGAACCCGTAATCCCGGAAGGCGCATTTACCACCACGGCAACTATCCGCGCGTTTATTGATGAGTACAACGCCAACCTGCCAGCGCAACTGAGCGCAGACGATATCAAAGCTTTGCTAGAAGAATACAACGCCACGCTGCCAGTACAACTGCCGCTCGGCGGGTCGCTGGAAGAAACCGGCCAGAGTTATATGTCGCTGCCCGAAGAGTACCAGCGTATCGAAGCGGATCAGAAACAGACCGCAGCGGCGATGAAAGCCTGCATCAAGGAATACAACGCCACTCTGCCTGCACAGTTGAAAACCAGCGGTAGCCGTGATGCGTTACTCGAGCAGTTGGTAATCATCAATCCTGACCTGGTTGCACAGGAAGCGCAGAAACCCCAACAGCTGAAAGTGTCCGGTACTAAAGCAGATCTGATACAGGCAGTGAAGTCTGTTAATCCGGACGCCGTCTTCGCCGACGAACTGCTGGATGCGTGGCGCGAGAACCCGCAAGGGAAAGTGCTGGTAACCCGCCAGCAACTTAGTACCGCGCTGAACATTCAGAAAGCTCTGCTCCAGCACCCCACCGCCGGCAAGCTACTGACACACCCGAGCCGCGCTGTTGAGGTTAGTTATTTCGGATTCGACGACGAAACCGGGCTGGAAGTCCGTGTACGTCCGGATCTGGAAATCGACCTGGACGGTGTGCGCATCGGTGCCGACCTGAAAACCATCAGTATGTGGAACGTTAAGCAGGAGGGTCTTCGCGCCAAACTGCACCGGGAAATCATCGATCGTGACTACCACCTGAGCGCGGCTATGTATTGCGAGACCGCAGCACTGGACCAGTTCTTCTGGATTTTCGTCAACAAAGACGAGAACTACCACTGGATCGCCATCATCGAGGCATCCGCAGAACTACTGGAACTGGGCATGTTGGAGTACCGCAAGGCGATGCGCGCCATCGCTACCGGTTTTGATACTGGTGAATGGCCAGCGCCGATCACTGCTGATTACACCGACGAACTGAACGACTTCGACCTGCGCCGCCTTGAAGCGCTGCGCACTCAGGTATAAGGGGAATGATGATGGAAAAGACCAACGTTGCAGTTATTGAACATAACGAACCTAACACGATGAATAACACATCCCTGCTTCTGAATATCGACGTCATGGATCGCATGATGAAGCTAGCAGAGGTGATGTCTCAGGGCGTAGCGACAGTACCGAAACATCTACAGGGAAGACCTTCTGATTGCCTAGCAATAATCATGCAGGCCGCTCGTTGGGGTATGGACCCATTTGTTGTAGGACAGAAAACACACCTAGTTAACGGGGCTCTGGGTTATGAAGCACAGCTTTACAACGCTTTAATCACCAGCTCCAAAGTTGTACACGGGCGCTTTAAATACGAGTACGGCGGCGAGTGGGAAAAAATTGTTGGCAAAAAAGACGGGCGTGATGAATCAGGTTTGTTTGTTCGCGTCGGAGCAGTCCTTCGAGGCGAGACAGAGGTGACCTGGGGAGAGCCAATTTACCTTGCTGATATTACTACGCGAAATTCCCCTTTGTGGAAAACCGCACCTAAACAGCAAATAGGTTATTTGGCCGTCAAGTATTGGGCGAGGACTTACTGCCCTGAAGTCACAATGGGTGTTTATGACAGAGAAGATCTGGAACAACGAACAGAGCGCGAAATTAACCCTGCACCAATCCAACGAATGAGCGCTGCTGAAATAGCATGTGACACCGTCACAACCACGCAGAGCGCACAGGAATCATCGGTAAATATCGACTCACTGGCTGATGATTTCCGCGAACGCATCGATGCCGCTCAGGATGTTGATAGTGCAAAAGCACTGCGCGCTGATATCGAAAGCGCGAAGGCCACGCTCGGATCTGCCCTGTTCACCGAGCTGAAGAATAAGGCAGTGAAACGCTATTACTTGGTTGATTCACGTAACAAGGTTGAAGCCGCGATCAACTCCCTACCGTCTCCGGACGCACCGGATGCAGCTGAACGGTTTGGGGAAGTTGAGCGAGCTCTTGCAACGGCGAAACGTCATCTGGGCGACGAGCTGCACGATCAGTTCAGCATCATCCTGGCGGATATGAAACCGGAATACGTGGCCTAAGGGAGGCGGGAGGCTTCGCCCTCCCACTGAGGAGATGTAATGCGACTGATTAACCGAGCCAATCAGCAATCCCCATTAGCGCGTCAGGCATGCGACATAGCACTGGCCACTCATGCAGAACGTTACGGCGACTATGGCCGCAGCAAGATGAAAGAGACGTACACGGTGAGAGTTGAAGGCGTAAAGGTCTGGGTTGAGGTAGTTAACCGTAAGGCGAGCTACGTGGCCACGGCAATGACAGGTATGCGCCGGTTGCGCGCGCTGCCAGGTCAGGTGAGTTGATAACGATATTTCATTAACAGTTTTCCGGCAGCTCTATAATAAGTTGCCGGAAGCCGGAGGTAGTATGGCCAAGCTTCTTAATCTGCTGGAATGGGCGAATTCAACTTATTCAACCCCTCCGTCTCTTTCAACACTTCGCCGCTGGGCGCGGGAGGGGCGCATTTTCCCTGCCCCGGAGCTTCACGGCAAAGAATATAAGGTTCAGCCTGACGCCATCTATGTGGATCCGAGCAAAAAGAACCTTCGTCACAAAGCAAAACACCTAGCGCTGCCAACTGGCGGCACTCTACTGGAGAGACTGACTCATGGCGAAAAGGCCAGTTCGTTACGACGCTAACCTGCCCCGTAACCTGACCTATCGTAAAAGAGACAGGCTTTATAGCTGGCGAAACCCGATTACCGGTCAAGAGTTATCTCTTGGCCGGATCGACAGAAAGGACGCCATTTCTCAGGCCATCGAAGCCAATAACTACATCGAACAGAATTACCTTCCGTCAGCGCTGCTGGACCGCATAAAGGAAACACCCACATTTACGGTGAAAGCGTGGCTTGAGCGTTACGAAGTAATTCTTGAGCGAAGAGAATTGAAGCCCAACACGATGAAGGTCAGGCGTAACCAGATCGCCACTATCAGTGATGAATTCGGACGTATGCCGCTATCTGCTGTCAGCACGAAGGACGTATCTTCTTTTCTTGAGAGTTACATACTCTGTGACAAGAAGAGCATGGCCTCCGGACTGCGTTCGGTGTTGTTGGATATTTTCAGGGAAGCGATTGTCGAAGGGCATATTGAAAGGAACCCGGCAGAGCCGACAAGAACGCCGACACCAAAAGTGAAGCGTGAGCGTCTTTTGCTTGAACAGTTTGAGATAATAAGAGATGCCGCAACAACCCATTCCGAATGGGCTGCAAATGCATGTGACCTTGCACTTGTCACCGGACAAAGAAGAGAGGACGTATCGTTGTTCAGATTCAGCGATATCAGGGATGGAAGGTTGTTTGTCACGCAGGAAAAGACAGGTCACAAATTGGCGTTGCCACTTGATTTGCGACTGGACTCTGCTGATTTGGTACTGCAGGATGTTATCGACCGTTGTCGTAAAAACAACCCGTCAGACTTCATGATTTATTCTTCGGTAAGGCGTGGCGGTAGGAAGCCAGGTCCGTTAACTCCGGACGGAATCACTCAAGCGTTTTCCGATATCAGGGATTCTACAGAGTTAAAGTTTGGCCCCAACCCTCCTCCGTTCCATGAAATCAGGAGTTTGGCGAGTAGACTCTATGAAAGGGAGCGCGGAGAGGATTTCGCACAGAGGCTGCTGGGGCATAAAAATTTAACAATGACCAAAAAATACCTGGACGCACGTGGTGCAGAATATGTTATGGTTTAGACAGGATATGGAAATTTCGAGTAATTTTCGTGGAATTTCGTGAAAGCACCGAAAAAACCCAACGAAAACAAGAATATAAAAAGAGACCGAATACGATTCCTGTATTCGGTCCAGGGAAATGGCTCTTGGGAGAGAGCCGTGCGCTAAAAGTTGGCATTAATGCAGGCTAAGTTACCCTGCCATTTAAGAATAGATGACAGCGCCAGGTTTTCCAGTCCGCGACTAAAGTGGCCTGAAAAAAAGGACGATTGTCACACATCCAAACGTAAAAACCGCAAGTTCTCCTGAGAGAGCCTTGCGGTTTTTTATTGGAAATCAGAACGCTACATCTGACAATTAGCAGAGCTTTTCTGCACGCTCCACAAACGGTGCGAGGCTCATTTTTTCACCCGGTTTCGCCGGGTCGTCAATCTGGATAATCTCGATCGGCTTCGCCGTAGTTTTCCCGCTCTCTACCTGCTGTCTGGCAACATCATTCAATGGGTATTGCACCAGCGTACTGGGATTGATGACATACAGCGCGTTACCCGGACGGCAGGTCAGCATCACCTCTTCCCGATTAAACGCCCACTTATCTTTGCCAACCTCAAAACGGCTGACGGTGATGACCTGTGGCGCAGCCAGCGCGGCCCCTGAACTTGCCAGTATTAATAACGAGATAATGATTTTTTTCAT